TGCGTCGATTGAGCGACGCGGTAGCGAGGCGTGCGTTCGCGCATAGCTCGAGTGAGCTGTCCTCCTGCGACCAACTCGGCGAGCTTGCGGTGGACGATGTTGGGGCTCACGCCTGGCATCTGCCGGCAGATCTGTCGCGCGGTCGGCCAGTCCCCGCCGGGCTCGCGTGCGGCGGCCTCAACAGCGTCGAGGACGGCTGAGTCTTGGACCGTCATCGGCTTTCGTCTTCGTACTCGCCTGCGCCGCGGAAGGCGCAGCGCGTGAGCACGTCAGCGTCGGAGTAGGTCTCTCGTGCCAACGGGCGCGCCTCGTCGAAGGCTTGGATCGCTGACCGCCACTTCTCGAGCGTGTCGGCGTGCAGTTCCACGGTGATCTTGCGGGTGCTCGTCATCGCGGCACGCTGATGGGCTGTAGCGCGGCCCGGATCTCTCGCAGCTCGAACGCGATCGAGACGAGTGCGAGGGGCTGCACGAGCCGCTCCGCGACTTGCAGCTGGCGATCGGTCTCGGCTCGTTCTCCGAGTGTCACATAGTGCTCGAGCGCCCGCACGAGCTTGTCATGTGCGTCATCTGCGGTCATCGCTAGCGACGCCCCTGACCGAGGGCGCGGTCGAAGGCGGTGTCGATGTGCTCGCGCATGTCGGCCGCGAGCGCGTCGAGCGTCGCTCCGTAGTCGTCGACCGCAGCCGAGCTTGGTCGTTGGTCCTGCTCTCGGTAGCGCTGCACGACGGCGGGATCGATCAGTTCGTGGCCGAAGCGTTTGGCTTGGCGGATCTCGCTGGGGCGAATGCGGCGGCACATGGGGCGTGTCCTCCTTCGAGAGTGTTGATCGTGGCAGGCCGGGGCTCGGCGCCGCGGGCGCGTTTCCGCAGTTTGCGAAACCCCCCCGACACCCCCCCGGTGGGTCTCCGTAGTCGCTCGTTCCACTGCTCCACCCATTCTCTGTGTAGAGCTTGTAGTCATAGGGGTGTGGATCTTTGAGCCATTTCCGCATCTTCCGGCCACGGCGCTCGCAAACTGCGGATTGGCGTGCCATGGTAGATCCACAGATCGCTACCCGACCCCGAGGCTTGTGGCTGGCCGGTGCTCGTTGAGAAGGCGTTTCGCTAGACCGCGCAACGAGGGTGTCTCGTAGACCCGTGAGCATGCCTTATCGATCGTCCTCAGTCTCGTGCCGAACAGCGCGTAGACCTCAGTCTCGTCACCCTCATAACCCTGCTCGCCTACTTCCCGCACCACCCACATTGCGACGTGTCGAGCATCGACGGCTCGCCGCCCGCGCGCACGCGGATCGCTGATCTCGCTCACGGGGACGCCCGTCTCTCTCGCGACACTGGCGAGAATCTTGTCGCGCGCTTCGGTTAGGCTGGTTGCTGTCATCAGGACTACCCTTCCTGGTGGCCGGGCGTCCGCCTCAGAAACGGGCGCCCTTATTTCGTCTTCTCTCGCGATACTACTCCGACCCAGGCAAGATGTCAATTGCGTGCGCAACGACTCGATGTCGGTAGCCTGCAACGCATGGACCGAACGACCACACGAGTCACCTTGCAGCCCGAGCGAGTACACGAGCTCGAGCACAGCGTTCGCGCTATTTGGCGCGAGATACATTCGATCAAGGAGAACCAGATGTCAGAGCAGGAACAGGTCGGCGCGCTCGAAACCGCCGTCGCCAAAGTCGGCGAGGACCTCGCGACCACACGCAGCACCTTGCAGGACGAGCTCAACACCTTGCAGGCGCAGATCAACGCGGGCGAACAGCCAAACCTCGCCAACCTGACCGCGGCCGTGGCCACGCTGGACCCGGCTGTCGAGGCTCTCGCCGCGCTCAAGCCCGAAGCGGCGCCAGCCGAGCCGACCAGCGAAACCGTCTCCGTGCCGATCGCCGCGAACGGCGAAGGCAGCATCCAGATCCCGCACCCGGTGGCGCAGGTCACGATCACCACCCAGCCGGAAAGCGGCACGGCGTCGCTCACGGAAGTCGCGGAAGCCTCGCCGCCCGCGACCACGCTGACCATCGTCTCGGCCACGCCCGAGACGACCGAGAGCGTGGTCATCTCGATCGCGGCGTAGCAAACGTCTGGCGCTCGCCCGCGCCTCTTGATGGGGCGCGGGCGACTATCATCCGCCGCGCTGGCCGGTGTACTGGAGTGGCTCTGTCAGGTGACGGCACGGCAAAGCGGGACCCGCCTTCTACGCGCGTTCTTGGCCCCGCCGCCTTCTATCGGCTGATCCCCGCGAGCTGGGGGATATCGGACCTGGGGCTGAGAGCGCGCGCCACTTCCCCTACGCTGGGGTTCGTGACCCGTGGCGAAGCGATAGCCTGCACGCTCGCGCTACTTCTCGGCCTCATGGCGGCGGCGGCTGTCGTCTGGGGTGGCTTGTGGCTCGTCCACACCATCGAACGGCACGAGGAATGCGGGTACACGGGCGCCAGCGTCTGCCAAGGGTTGCGAGACAAATCATGGCACGGCTGTCACACCGGTGAAGGCTGCGGGCAGCCGCTACCAGGGAGGAAGCGATGAGCGAGACGACGAAGCTGGCGAGACGGTTGGTGCTTGAGGTCGAACTGCCCGAGATGAACGTGGACGACCTGCCAGAGATCATCCGCGACCACGGCAGTTCCGAGACGAGCGTCAGCGACGAAATCCTCAACTGCATCGGCGACGTGTCCAGCGGCCTGCTGATCGTTGAGGTGAGCGGCGAGAAGGGGGACGGCGACATCGTGACGGTGCCCGCGCTGATCCGATCCGCACGCATCGAGGATGAGCCGCCCGCGCCGCGGCGTCAATGGGGCGAGAATTTGGAGCGCCTCGCGGAGAAAATCGACCCCGATGACGAGGGCAAACTGCCGAACCTCTGGCTCGGGGCCGGCGACTGATGCGCGCGCGCCTGTCGATCTTCGCCGCCTTGGCGGCCATCACCGTGCTCGCGGGCTGCGGCGCGCACCCCTCGCGCCTTCCCTCCAGGCCCGCGAGTACGATCACGTTCTCTGAGCCGAGCGGCCCGAAGTGCGTCACCCGCGTGCCTCCGTCTGCCGGCGAATGCGTCCGCCAGGCGATGCAGGCCGAAGGCAAGCTCGGTCTCGTCTCGCCGCTCACGGCCACGGAGTCGCAGTGCGCTGACTGGTCGCAATGGCAAGGCTGGTATCCCCAGACGGCCGGCTTGCATTGCGTCATCATCCAGGCCGCGTTCGGGCTGAACCAAGAGCCCTCCCTCCGCGAACAGATCCGCGACGCACGCGACCACGGCCTCCCCTACGGCGTCTATGACTTCGGGGAGCCCGGCTTCTCCGGCGCCTCAGAGATGGCGTTCACGCACGAGCTCGTGCCTCACGCCCCGTTGGGCTACTGGTTCGACGCCGAGGTGGCCGGCGTGTTCTGGCGCTCCTGCGAGTTCACCAGCGAGGCTCAAGATCTCGGCATCCCGATCTTCGGCGTGTTCTCCTACCCCGGCGGGTATGCGGCCGGCGGCGGTGGGCATTGCGCGGGCTATCTATGGGCGAGCGAGTGGGGCGTCTCGGGGCCGTCGCCGTTCGGCGGCTACCCCGCGTCGGCAATCGTGCTGTGGCAATCCTGCGGCACCTGCTCACGGTTCGGCGTGACGACAGACCTCGACCAGAACCGGGGGCTGATCGAACTCAACGAGAAACCCCCCAAGCCAAAGCCGAAGCCCAAACCGCCAAGCCGTGGCCAGCTCAAGCGGCAGCTCCACAGCGACCTCGCGACGCGCACGACACTCCGCGCGCTCGAGGCCAAGCACGACTGCCGCAACCCACCCTTCCACCGTCCCCTACCCGACACGGCCGGCTACCGGCACGCCTGCTACGGCGTGTGGGTCCCGCAAGGCAGGAGCACGGACAAGCAGATCGTCGGCCTCGAACACGAGCTGAGGCGGGCGCCTGCCTGATGGGCAAGAGCACCCGCTGCATGCGGTGCGGCGCACTACGCCCTGAGTAGCGCCCGGGGAGGACGGCTCGTATACGAAGCGCGGCGCCTGCCTGGTCGTTTCCCACGGCGGGGCAGGCCCAGCTTCCCTTCGCAGCCGTGGTCCTCCGCTCGCCGCGCAGCCGCGATCCTACCCCCAAAGGAGCAGATGATGGCGTTCTTCACCGATCACTTCGTCCACTTCTTCTTCTTCGGCCCAGGCCAGCCCGTCTGGTATGAGCGTGCAGTCTGGGGCAACGTAGTAGCCGTCATCCCGCTTGCGTTGCTGGCAGGCGCGGGATGGCTGTGGCACAAGGGCGCCGTCGAAGAGATGCACCGCAAGCTCGACGCGGCGGCCAAGCGCGCTGATGTCCACGCTGAGCACATGAAGCGAATCCTCGACGCGCTGGACCCCGACACGGACGGCGGGATCGCCGACGTCACGGCCGCTGTCGCTGATGTACGCGACCGCCTGGACGTCAGCACCCCAGGTGGCCTGACAGACGTACTCGCTGCAGTGAAGGCGATCTCGCCACTGCCCGGCTCAGCCCGGACCTACAGGACGTGACAGATGGCGAAGCCAAACGGAAACGACGAGCGTGACACGGAGTTCGGCTACGGCCGCACCCAACCAGAGTTCTCGCTCGGCGAACGGATGGCCACGATGGAGGCCACGCTGAAGGCGCTCGTTGAGAGCGTGACCGAGGCGCAGAAGGCTCAGGGAGAGTTGTTCGTCGAGAAGATCGCCTCGGTGCGTCAGGAGATGGGCACGAAAGACACGGCGCAGAAAGAGGCGACCACGAAGGCCGAGAAATCAGCGGCAGACACCGCGTCGGCGCTGGCGACTGAACTGAAATCGTCGCGTGAGACGACCGACGCGCGGCTCGGCGCGATCGAGCGGGGCGGCGCTGGCGTCGGCGGCGAGAAGCTTGGCACCAGCGAACTGCTTGAGCGCGAACGCCTCACGCGCGCTGAGCGAGCGGTGGCACGAGCCAATCAGGTGTCGCTGGGCATAGCGGCGATCGCGGCACTGGCATTCCTCCGAGCGGCGGGCGTCATCTGATGCTCGCGACCGTGGAACTCGGTGTCTGGATCGTCGCGGCCTCAACCCTGCTCGCGGCCATCATCGGCGCGACAGGCGCAGTCATCGCAGCGTTGATCGCCCACGAGAACCGGCGGAAACTGAGGGCACGGGCACGATCGGTGAGCAGATCGAGGGCTTGAAGCGCGAGTAGACTGCGGCCCATGACCACAACCAAAGGAGACTGACGTGCCTCTCTCAAGTATCGAGGCCGCACTCGCGGCGCTCATCGTCGGTATCGGCAACGCCGTCGTCGCCCTCGGAGTGATCGGGGTCGAACAGGCGACGACCCTGGAGTCCACGATCGTCGGCGTGATCGCCGGGATCTTCGTGCTCGCCAACGCAGTGATCCACTCGGGGGTCTCGCGAGCGACGAGCAAGGACGCCTCTCGCTAGCGTAAAATAGGAAGAAAGCGCTCCCGCGCTGAGCCATCAGCCGGGAGCATGGTCCACACGATTGGAGCGTGCAGGCATGGCGAAGGGTACTTGCAGCGTCGAGGGATGTGAGCGGGACGCCGACGCGCGCGGCTGGTGCCCCATGCACTACGCGCGATGGAAGCGTAATGGCGACCCGCTGCTGCTGGCATCGCCACTATCTGTGTCGGATCTATTCTGGCGCAAGGTCGATACGAACGGCCCGATCCCCGAGCAACGCCCTGACTTGGGGCCATGCTGGCCCTGGACCGCAGGGAGCGACCGCAAAGGTTACGGGCGTGTACTCCGACGCCATGGCCGCAGCGCGCTAGCCCACCGCTTCGCCTACGAAGAGATGGTTGGGACGGTCCCCGACGGACGCGAGCTGGACCATCTTTGCTTCAACCGGCTCTGCTGTAATCCGGCGCACCTCGAGCCCGTGACACACGAGGAGAACCTACGGCGCGGGGACATGGGCTGGCGCAGCGAGCAGACCCACTGCAAGCACGGCCACGAGTTCACGCCGGAGAACACCTACCTTCGCATCGGCAAGCGCCATTGCCGCACCTGCCGCCGCGAACATGCGAAAGCAAGGAGACCGTGATGCCCTACAAGACCGGCCGCAAGCCCGCTGTCCGACCGGCGGCACTCAAGGATCTGAGCGTCTACGCCACGGGGCCGCTCCCGACGCCGCCGCCGACCCGTGAAGTTCCGAAGGCGAGCTACGCGATCGACGGCAATGATCGGTACGGCGACTGCACGATGGCTGGAGTCGCTCACCTGATCACCGCCTGGGACACGGAGATGTCGCTCACGAAGTACTTCCCGGTGCCCAACGAAGCCGAAGTGCTCGCCGAGTGGCGCAGCCTGAACGGCGACACCGAAGAAGGACTCGTTGAGGCCGACGTGCTCAAGGCGTGGCACACAACCGGCCTATTCGGCGAGAAGATCGCGGGCTACGCGCCCGTCTCGACGACGAGCCTGCTTGAGTGGCATCAGGCGGTCGCGTTCTACGGCGGCTTGTACCTCGGGATCTACTGCCCCGAATCAGCGCAGCGCGCTTTCCAGCGTCAGCTCCAGACGGGCGAGACGGTGCCGTGGGTCTACGAAGGGGAACAGACCGAAGACGGGCACTGTGTCGTCGCACTCGGCTACGGCCCCAACGGCGGCTTGCACTGCGCGACGTGGGGAGGCATCGCGGTGCTCGAGGCCAGCTTCCTCGCTCACTATCTTGAGGAGGCGTGGGTCATCCTGCCCGAGCAGATGGTGCAGGCACGCGGCGACTCGCTCGGCCTGGACCTCGCGGCATTGCAAGCGGACCTCGCTCGGGTCTGATACCTCTCCCCTACCCAGGCAGGCTGCTCGCCGCTGACCTGCGCCGATGCAAGGCGCCTCCGGTTCGCCGAGCGCCCGCGCCTAAGCCTGCATGGCGCTATGCGTCTCCGGGCGCAAGCGTAAGATCCCGGCTGACCCTCTCCGGTCCCTCATGAGCGCCCCGCCATTGGCTTCGGCCGGCGGGGCGTTCGTCGTTAAGGGCGCTGGTAGGCTGAGCCATATGAATGGCCGCACTCCGATCGAGGCTGTGATCGCCTATCGCAAGGGTGCCACGCCATGGTGCTGCCCGATGTGCGGCTGCGAGTGGACGATGCCGCGCTGGCGCGTCCTCGTCTGCCCCAACCAACGCTGCCGGTTCACCTTCCCGCTGCCCTGAGCGCGTCGTTCCTCCACAGCCCGCAACACCAGCAGTAGCTCGGCAGTGACCTGACCGCTCCGCATCATCGTCTCCATGCACTGGGTATCGACGGGACGGGCCGATGCCTTGAGGTGTGGCTATCGTGGTGGACACTCAAGGGTGCACCCGTTGGACGAGCCTCATCTGGCGAGAGCTGGGTGGGGCTCTTTTTTCGTTCCATCGTGCGGACTCGCGGGGTTGACACGCCGCCGCAGGCGCGGATACGGTCGGCGTCCGCCCATCGGGCGAAGACACAGCGCGTTGCGCGTGTGCCCGGCCTCGGCCTAACGCTGGGGCTTTCCGAGAAGGAGGTCCGGTTGGATTCCCACACTCGTCTCCCTGATCGCGATGCTGGCGCCGTTCAGCCAGCCGACGCACGAACCAGCAAGGTCGCCTGCCTCATGTGCGGCGTCGAAGGCCATCCAGCGAACATGTGCCAGATCGCCGAGAGCATCGACGGCGACTGCTGCGAGTACTACTGCCAAGACTGTCGCTGGGGCCTATAGGCGAAGGCGTAGCGTCTTCGACGCCTTCAACCTCTGTGTGGCTAACCACGAGGCCGGAGAACCCGGCTCCGAGTCAGCGAGCACCGTAGACTGGCACATCGTAGATCCGCCCTATGAAGGCGCCTACCAATGGATGCCTTCAACCTGGGACGCCGCTGGCGGGGGCCGCTACGGCTCGGCGTCCTCAGCGAGCCCCGAGCATCAGACGATCATCTTTGACTATTGGGAGGCGCGAGATCCGGGGGCGTGGCCGGAGTCGGTCCCGGCATGCGGCGGCTAGAACCCGCAAATAGCATCATAGTCTTGACGTTCAGGTCTTGCATGGTGCCGACGGGGTGCCTATGATGAGTGCCATGGATACCCTGATCTACGAGGGCACCTTGACCGGCGTCGTGTGCTGGTGCGGGACACACCACGCCGTGCCCTCGGAGCTTGCCAAGTTCCAGGCTCAACAGCACCGGGACGGCCGCGCGCAGACGAGGATCTACTGTCCGCACGGGCACGCGCACGTCAGGGCTGGCGAGGGCGCTGCGGCTAAGCTGGAGCGCGATCTGGCAGATGAGCGCGAGTACGCAGCACGCCTACTTGCCGAACGCGAACAGGCCGACGCCTCCGCCCGCGCATACAGGGGTGTCGCGACGAAGGCACGCAAGCGTGCCGCAGCGGCGCTCTGCCCATGCTGCGGACGGTCGTTCGTGCAGATCCGTCGGCACATGGCGAGCAAGCATCCCGGCTATCTCGCAGAGCACGGCATCACCCCGGACCCCGACGCCGTCGCGTGAGCCGCCGCACGCGCACGCCGCTCGCAGAAGCAATGTACGAGATCGGCAGCGGCAGGCAGATCGCTGATGCGTGCGGCGTGAGCCAGAGCATGGTTTCCAGGTGGAAGACCGGGAAGCAAAGAGTGCCGCTCCGCCACCGCAAGACGATCGCCAAAACGCTCCGGGTGAGCATCAAGAGCCTCTGGCCTCCCGAGCCTAGGCCCCGCGCATGAGCCTCCTGCTTGCCATCGGCATCGGCATCGGCATCGTCCTCGTGCTAGCCGGGCTCCTCGCACTCGCGCTGGCTCGCGCTGCGAAGGACGATGACAAGTGAGCGACGAGCGGGTTGAGGTCAGCGTCGAGGACGCGCTCTCGCGGCTCGCTGTCATTGCGGACTACGACGACGGCAACGGGCCGCGGCCTTGCGTCCACACCTTCCGCCAGAGCGCAGCCGGCCTGCTCGGCGCGCATTGGGGACTCGACGCCATCCGGGCAGCGATGGAAAAGCATGGCGTCTCCGAGAGCGGGCCGTCGGCTAGCGGCATGCACCACGGCCTCGTGGTTATCGACGAGACGAGTCCCGTATTCCTTGAAACGAAGGTCGCCTGATGCCCCCGCTCCAAGACCACGACGGACCAGCGAGCCTGACGGACGTGCTTCGAGACGGTTGGGGAGACGCTGACATCTACGGCGAGCCCGACGAGGACTGCACCACGAAGGAGATCCCTCTTCGAGCCCCCGACGGCAGCGTCGGCGCCTACGCACTCGTCGATGACGCCGACTTCGAGTGGCTCAACCAGTGGCGCTGGCGTCTGAGCACCAAAGGCTACGTTGTCAGAGGCGAGCGTCGCAACGGGCGGCTGTGCACGATCCCCATACACCGCCAGATCCTCCGCCTTGAGCCGGGCGACCCCCGTATGGGCGAGCATGAGGATCGCAATCCGCTCAACAACCGGCGCGAGAACTTGCGTATCGCCGAGCGCGGCGACGCCGACAACAAACAGAACGTCGGTACTCCCGCGAACAGCACCTCTGGGTTTCGCGGTGTGTCCTGGCACAAGCACAGGCGGAAGTGGGCAGCGCACGCGCAGCTCGCTGGCAAGAAGCACCACCTCGGCAACTACGACACGCCCGAGGAAGCCGACGCCGCAGCCAAAGCCTGGCGTGCAGAGCGGATGCCGTTCTCATCCGACGCTAAGGCCGCAAGGGCCGCACGGAGCACCTCGTGACGACGAACGGCAGAGCCCCGCGGCGAAGGGTTGGGCCACGCGCGGCGATCCGCGTGCTGGTGTCGTCGGGGAGCTACCTCTATGGCGCGGTCAACCGGGCTGAATTCGAGCGGGCCGTCGAGAACCGGACGGACTTTAGGCTTTGGAAACGAGACTGGGCAACCGGAGCATCTTCCGTTTGGACCGTACCCGGATCGCATGTGGACGCGTGGCAGTGGAAAACGCCAGCTGCCCCAGCGAGACGGAAGAAGGCCACCAAACCGAGAGTCACGAAGCCGCTCACCCAGAAACAGGCCGTTGACCTCTCCACCAATATCGAATTTCTCGACGAGAACGCACTCGCGATGCTGTGCCTCGCCGCCGGCGTGGACTCGATCGAGGCTTTGACCCAGGCCACTCTCCCGGCGTTTCGGGAGGCTTTGGCTGGGTACATGGAGCAGGTGGAGCGGGCATGAGCGACGGGTGGAAGCCACCGGCCGACCTTGATCCTGAGTGTCGCCTGCTCTGCGAAGCGATGAACGCGGTCCCTGGCATCCGCACTGTGGAGTCCTGTTCCGGGCACGGGGACACACCTTTTCGCGTGTACTTCCTCGCCGACTCACTCGACGCGCTGCCAGAGCTGCTTGCCGCAGTCGGTGTTCATGGCCGCAGCGCAGGAGTCGGAGTCGTGAGCGCCCCCGTCCAGAGCGAGCGGTGCTCCGAGACGCCCCCGGTCTCAGCCTTGGGGATACGTCGCCGTGTAGCTGTCGGCACCCGAGTGGAGTCGCGGAAGCGCAGCGTGTGCGATGGGGACGGCCACCGCCGGTGGGCGCGAGGCGTGGTCGTCGGGCATGATCCTGACCTGGACTTGCCGACCGTTCGGTGGGAGGGCGGCGTGCTTGAGGCCGTCGAGGACGACGAATTCGAGCCAGCCAGATGACCGACTGCGTTGAGTTTGCAGGCTGCCTCAGTAAGGATGGTTACGGCAAGGTGCACATCCATAAACGCGGTGTGCGCCTCGCGCATCGCGCCGCTTGGGAAGACGCGCATGGCAGCATCCCTCCGGGCTATGACGAGCATCTCGAACTCCTGACGCCCGCGGAGCATAAAGGTCTGCATCGCAAGACCCACTGCAAGCACGGGCACGAGATGACACCCGAGAACACCTACTGGGAGCCATATAGAGGCACACGCATTTGCCGCCGCTGCAAAACGAAGGTGCAGGCCGAATCGTACGCGCGACGCGCCGCCCGAAAGAAGGCGGCGAGCAATGCCGCCTAGCGACCTCGCCATCGTCGAGGACCTGTCGCTCGTTCCCGGCGCGATGGAGCAGACGCTGGTGGTCGATGGCGATGTGCTCGAGCGGTGGATCGATGGCGTCGGGTTGCTGCGGTTTGAAGACCTGCCGGCTGGAGCGTGGCTGACGCAGCGCGGCGAGCCCGCGAAGACGACCCGCCGCCGCTACCTGCTCGACGGTGAGGAACTGGACTCGGTGTCCTCGATCGTCGGGCTGCTTTCAAAGGAGGCGCTGTACTATTGGCATGAAGATCACGGGGCGCGCGGCGCGGTCGAAGCGATGCTGGCGGGCGAGCTTGAGGGGGTAGCGCTCGATCAGGTTGTGAAGCGTATCCGCTCGCTCGGCCTTGGCGCGACCGCTGTGAGGGACGAGGCCGCCGACCGTGGCAAGGAGATCCATCAGGCGTTCCAGACGCTCGCCGAGACGGGCAAGCCGCCGCGCTTCTCGGACTACCCGGAGGCGTGGCACCCCTGGGTGCAGGGCTGCGCGAAGGCGTGGCTAAAACTGCGGCCGGAGCCGATCGACCCGGACGACCCCTCGCGGTTCGTGGAGTTCACGGTCTGCAACCCGGCGATGGGCTATGCGGGACGCCCAGACCTGCTGTGCTGGTCGCGCGGGCAGCGGACGCTCGTCGACTGGAAGACCTCGGCCAAGGGCCGCATCTTCGAGCAGGCCCACTGGCAAACGAGACTGTACGCCGAGGCGTTCGAGCCGTGCTCGATCGAGCCACCGGACCGGATCGTGATCGTCGCGATCGATGACGCCGGGAACGTCGAGATCGAGGACTGCGCAGCGACAGCCGAGGACTGCGCGGCGCTGGTGCATGTCTTTCGCGCGCGCAAGAACGTCAACGCGGCGATGGCCGCTCAACGCAAAGCTGACCGGGCGAGGACTGAACTTGAGGACGTTGAGCGAACCGCCGGCGCAGAAGCACGCGCTGCCCGGCCAACATCGGTCTCGCCCGATGGGGAGCAGCGACCCACATCGCGTAAGGCTCTAGGAGCGCATGACGACGCAGGGCTCATCACCCGAGCGTCCGTCGGCGGTTCGCTGAACGCCCCCGAGTCGCGTAACCGGGCGGTGCGAGGATGAGCGCGGCGATCCTCGCGTGCCACTACAAGGCGCATGGCATGACGTGCGGGCTGGCGGGCGGGGGTGTCCTGCTGGTCTATTTCAGCGCGGTCTTCGGTTTGCTCATGTCGCTCAGCTGCTACCACGAAGTGCGCAAGCACGTCAGGCGCGACCGCGAGAAGGCCGAAGCCGAGTCGCGTAACCGGGCGGTGAGGACGTGACGAGCGTCGAGGTTAGGCACGTTGCAGGCGAAGGACTTACATCGCTGATGTCCGGCGAGATGACCTATCTGGTCGGCATTGAGGACGGCCCCGACGGCTCGCTCAAGGCATATGTCGGCCACCGTGCTCGCGGTGTCTATTGCCTCATCGACGACCCAGAGGCGCAGACCGCGTTTCGCAAAGCATGGGCGAGCAGGGCGATCGTCACGATCCCGACGCCCCCGCCTGAGTGCCTGTTCGCCGATCCGGAGCGGGCGGTGAGGACGTGAGCGCGGAGGAGGAGTTGGCGAACGTGCCGCTGACGAAGGGTGAGCGCGCGCAAGTTGCAGACGAGTTCGAGCACATGCGCGCCACCGGGCTACGCATCGCGGAGGCCGGCCGTCGCTTCGCTGTGGCGACCGAGGGCCTCGAGTGGGCACTATGGGCGACCGAAGACGGAGATGCGCAGCCCGGCATGAACCGGGACTACTGCGAGCGCGCCCTGGCCACTCGCGCACCTGCATGGCGGCAGACACGCGATGACCTGAGGGCCGCACTCGAAGATGACGCGGCCGCATTCCTCGACCGAGCCGAGAGGCAGGCGCGGGCGTGAGCGACCAGCCGACAAAGGCCGGCCATGGGCTATTGCCCCGCTGCATCGGCTTCGGGGAGTTCGACAATCGCCGTAAGGACGGCCCAGGCTGCTCGAACCCAGCCGACGCCAACGCCGCGCTCCTGTGGTGCAAACGCTGCGAGGCCCTGCGCCTCAAGCACATCACTGAGCAGTTCGCCAGGATCAGCGAGGGCTTCGCGTGACCCCTCTCGCAATGCTCGCTTTCGCTGTCCTCGCTGGTCTCTTTTGGGTGGGGCTGAGCTGGTGAGCGCCGATTCCGTAGCGCTGCCGCGCGTCAGAGCCCGCAAGCGCAAGCGCCGGCCGATGAACAAAAGGGAGCGGCAAGCGGTATGGATGGCAGGCGTCCACGCCACCCTTACTGTGCTCTTTCTGCTGTTCGCGCTGCTCGCAATGTCGCCTGCGCGGTGGATCGGCTTCGATGAGGTTTGCTTCCTGCTCTTCTGGTCCTGGGTGCCGATGCCAGGCAACCCCTACCGCATCCTCGTCAACTACATAGTCAACGGCTTCCGCGACGAGTGAACCCGCGTGACCGTCTCCCCTTCCCACGAAGCCCACAGGAGGCTGCTATGAAGATCATCGTCCAGCATGGCGGGTACGGGTGCGACACGGGCTGTTGTGGGCACTGGGTAGAGTGCGATCAGCCGCCGAGAAAACGTGGCTTCCATTTCGATCACGCCTACCATGACGACGAGACTCCGCAGCAGTTCGCGGAACGACTGATACGCGAAACCTTCGGCGACGCGCATGTGGCTGACCTTGACTGGGAGAACTGCCAGGTCGTCGAGGATTGCGATTGGTGATGCCGGGCTCCCCCTCCCACGAAGCCAACGCCACGGAGCTGGGCGCGTGACCGACGCGCCTCGCTATCGATCGCTGACGGAACGGGCGGCGGACTGGAACGAAGCTCTGGCGCACGGCGACGAGGACCGCATCCGTGAGATTCGCGGTGAGGCGATGCGTTCGATAGGCGAGCGGCTCGGCATGGAGTTCGACGCCGAGGGGCATGTCGTGGAGGATGGCGATGACTCCGACTGACTCCGCAGCCGCCAAGGCCGACGCGTCGGTCGTGAGGATCGACCGCGCGTTCTGTGTGCAGATCGACTTCGGCGACCGTGGCGCGGGAGGAGCGACGAACGGCTTGTCCTTGCATCTGGACGGCGACCCATATGACATCACGTCCTCGGAGGCGCGTGAGATCGCAGCCGCACTGAACGCCGCTGCGAACGAGTGGGAGAGCCTCCAATGACCGCAGCGGCGGCAGGGAGCAGCCCCTCGCTGAGAGAGCAGCTACACGCGGAAGCGAGGCTGATCGTGGCGACGCTGCAAGGCCCGGACGGTCTGCCCACTTCACCAGCACAGCCTGTTAGCCAAGCCGAACGCATACGCGTCGTGGGCAAGTGCTGCAACATCATCCGCGAGCTGAACAAGGCGAAGCTGATCTCATGACCATCGCATCCTCCACGGCCAAGAGCGGCGTCCTGCCGGTGCCCAAGCCCGAGCGCCAACCGGGGAAGGACGTCTGGTGAGATGCCCACGGTCGGAGGACTCTTCGACGGATGCGGGCTGCTCGCCTACGGGCTCACGCTCGCAGGATGGAAGCACTCCTGGCTGTGCGAGGTCGACCAGTGGCGGCGAGAACTGCTCGGCATCCGATGGCCCGGAGTGCCCATCGTCGGAGATGTGCGAGCCGTCGGAGCTGACTCTGTTCCCCGAGTCGAACTCATCGCCGGCGGCTTCCCCTGCAAGGGCGCGAGCACTGCGGGCAAGCGCACGGGCCTCGCACACCCAGAGACCCGGCTCTGGCGAGAGATGGCCCGGGCCGTTGGCGAGCTTCGACCCCGATTCGTCCTCATCGAGAACAAGCGTGGCCGAGCGGCGCGCCAGGGATCGAAGCAGGGCCTGCCGCGCGAGGGCAACTGGGGGGAGCTGCGCGCCGAGGTGATGTCGCTACTGCCGACGCCGGCGGCGACGGAGGGCGGCTACAACAAGAGCCCGAGCGAGGGAGCGGCGATCCGGCCGGGGCTGGACCGGCTGCTGCGTTCCCGTGGGGCGAGTACGAGCCCGCAATCCGACGCTGGGAGCAGGTTCAGGGACTGGCGCCTGAGCCCCTCGTTCGTCGAGTGGATGATCGGCGCGCCCGCCGGGTGGAGCGATCCCGACTGTCCGCTCTCGGCGATGGAGTTCAAGTGCAGCTCGGACGGCTCGCCGGGGAATACCTGATGGCGAAGGCGACAGCGTGAGCATCGCACCTTCCCACACGGCGAAGGCCGGCGTCAGGCCGATCCCGAAGCCCGAGCGCCAACCCAAGGGCCGACGCGACCGCGAGCGACCGGCGCTCTACACCTACGGGTTCCTGCCGGGAGAGACTCCGACCTGCTTTCTCGCGCAGTTCTCGCAGGCGCCGTGCGCAGGCCGGCTCGAACTCGCGCACCTGATCCGCGCGCAGGTGATCCGCAAGGAGGTCAGCCGCGACGAGCGAGTGGTGTGGAGCAGCGCCGTCTGTCGCTGGGCCTGCCACGCCCACCACGGCCAGCTCGACCAAGCCAAGACGCTGCGGATACCCCGTGAGGCGATCCCGGTAGAGACAGAGCTGTGGGCGGCTGAGAATGGGCTTGAGTGGTGGCTGACGCGCGTCTACGGGGAGCGAGTATGAGTCGGCGCATCACGCTAGAGGGGACCGCGAACTTCGGCGTCCCAAACGTGCTGAACCCCGTCTACGGTGAGGTGCCGCGGCGCGGCGAGATGGTTGAATACATCGAGATCAGTGCCTACTGGCGAGCACTGGATCAGGCCAAGGGGCTGCGCGAGGACCGGGCGATCGCAGCCGACATCGAGGCCGCAGCCAAGGCCATCCACGGGCGACTCGGGGGCGAACAGTGGCCCAATGTCGAGGGCCATCGGGAGCATTGGGAAGACCTAGCCCGTGCCGCCCTCGGTGCCGTGTTCTCAGAGGTGGAGGCGTGAGCGTCTTTCGCGTCTACGAGCCGGACGAGCTTGGCCCCGACGGCTACCCGCCCGAGTGGCACAAGCGGATCAAGCACGAAGCCCGAGTGCTCGCCGGTGATCGCTGCGTTCGCTGCCTGCATCCGTACGCGTCCGGCGACGGCGAGTGGTCAGCGTGCGACAAGCGGTGCAAGCATGAAGGACCGATGCGCGTCCGCAACGAGGACGGCGCGCTGGTCGCGTCAATCGCGAACGGGCAACCCAACTGGCACGTGCATGTCTTCGTCCACGGTCTCTGGACGCGCGAGGCCCAGTGGCGCATCCTCACCGTCCACCACCTCGGCGGCCCGACGCGCAAGTTCGACTGCCGCTGGCATCAGCTCGTGGCCCTTTGCCAGCGATGCCATCTTGAGATTCAAGGGAAGGTCAACATGGAGCAGCTCTATCCATTCGAGCACTCCGACTGGTTCAAGGTCTACGCAGCTGGACACTACGCAGCGAAGTACGAGGGACGCGAGATCACCCGCGCTGAGGCCGAGGCGCGACTTGATGAGCTGCTGGCGTACGAGAGGCTCGCATGACCGGCCTCGCCGCGATTCTCTGCACCTGCGGGCATAGCGCCTACTGGCATTACCCTGGCGACGCTCATGCCCACCTCGAGACGCAAGGCCAAGGCCGCTGCGACAAATGCGACTGCCCGAAGTTCTCGCTCGCCCGCATCGACACCTACGAATCGCTGCGCGGCGAGATCGCCCGGCTGCGTGAGGACCGTGCGACCGCAGCCGACGTCGAGGCCGCGACGGAGGCGATCATGGCGAGCTACCGCAAATTTCAACGAGGCGACCGCAAAGCCCTCGAACGGCAGCGCTCAACGGCGCGTAAGCAGGCCCGGCTCGCCCTCGCTGCCGTGTTCTCGGAGGTGGAAGATGGCTGAGGGCACACCCCGGACATGGACGCTGGTCCGGCTTGTAGGGGATGAGGCGTGGTGCATAGCGAGCAAGGTCGAGCCGCCAACGGGCGACAAAAAGGCCGTCGCGGACGACGTGGTCTTCTGCGACGAGGTGGTGCCAGTCATCGAGAAGGAGCCGGTGCTTGAGCTATTGCAGCGCTGCTGGCGTCACGAGTGGAAGCTGCCTGAGCAACTGTGGAGAGATATTGACGCGTTGCTCAAGGATTGCGGCCGTCTGAAAGCCGACTCCGATGAGTGAGCGTGCGGCGTGAGCATCGATCCTGGCGCGAGACACGACAGGGGATTCTTCGGTACGCCCGCTGGCCCAGGCGGTCCCGAAGATGACGACGGCTACGCCCCAGATGAGGGTCTTTGCGACTGGGTGGGCCACGAATGGGAGGACATGGGCGGCGGCATGGAGATCTGTTCCGCCTGCTTGACCGAACGCGAGGCACCGCGTGAGTGAGCGTCTACAGGTCGAGGTCGTAAGAGCCGACGAGCTTGCCGTGGGCGACCGAGTGTTGGAGCCCTCGCTTGGCCGGTTCGTGGATATCGAGAAGATTGAGCAGGGAGACCCGGTGGAATGGCTCCGGTGGAAAGGGGAAGGATGGGACTCGTCGTACATGCGGCCCGACGGCCACGTCCTGCGTGTGGTTCGTGCCCCAGCCGACCCGACAGCCGAGCAGAACAAGCGTCTCCGAGGGCTCGCCGAATGGCTTGTGGCGATGGATGAGCCGGGCTCGGCCACACGACGCACGATCACGCTGACGCAGATCATCGACCACGCGCGTGCCGCTCTCGAGGCTGCCCAGGAGGCAGGCGGATGATCTTCCGCGCCGAGCTGGCAGCGAAGGTGATGGCTGGCGAGAAGACGGTCACGCGTCGCCTGTGCTCGGACAACCCGAAGTCGCCGTGGTGGCATGACCGGTGCATCTACGTGCCGGGCAAAGAGTTCTCGGTACAGCCGGGGCGCGGCAAGCCGCGCGTCGGCACCGCGTGCGTCGTCCTGTGCTCGAGAATGATTCTCGGCAAAATGTCGAGCGCAGAGGCCAAGCGAGAGGGCTTCACGAGCGTCTCGGCATTCATCGCCGCATGGTCGGAGATCAACGGCTGCTTTGATGTCTTCGCGCGGGTCTGGCGCGTCGAGTTCGAGGTGCTCCGGTGAGCGCTTGCCGGCAACTCCGCTAGCTGGTCCATTAGTTTCGCGGGGCCTGCGAAGCGCGCTGTCGTTGGTCCATTTATGGTAAAAAGCCCTGCAAATAGGCGTCGCACTAGCGTCGGCGGATCTCGGGGAGCGTGGCGATCTTGCGGCGTCGAGGCTGACGCTCGTAGCCGAGTGCGCGCTGAATCGCGGATGGCCGCCAAGCAATCGCACCGCGCGCGGTCGGCACCCTGTCGGCGTTCAGCGAGTCGCAAATCTGCTGCAGCGTCGCGCCGTCCTCGCGCTGCTTGCGGATGCGGTGTGCCAGCTCATCGGGGACTGCTGGGCGGCCGACCGGGCGCCCTTGCGCGCGGGCTGCGGCCAGGCCCTCGCGCGTGCGCTGGGCGATGACGCCACGCTCCCACTCCGCGACCGCTGACATGATCGTCGCGACGAGCCGGCCGGACGGGGTCGAGGTGTCCAAGTCGAAGTCGAGCGCGACGAGCAGCGCGTCCGCGACCGTGAACCACTCCAAGAGCATCGCGAAGTCGATCACTGAGCGCGTGAGCCGGTCCAGCTTCGCGACCACCAGGCCGTCGGCCTCTCCAGCGGCGATCCGCGTGAGTGCACGCATCAGCCCTGGGCGGTCGAGTGCCTTGCCGCTGATTCCCTCATCGCGGATCACCACCATCTCCGCGCCGACGCGCCGGGCGTGCTCGCGGCACTTTGACTCCTGGGCGTCCAGGCCGTAACCGTAGAGCGCCTGCTCATCGGTGGAGACGCGGGCGTAGCCGATCAACTGGAGGGCCATCGCTTCAGTGTGGCAGGAATCCGGTTTCTACGCAAAGGGCCTGTCTGTACGCAGCAAACAAAGTAGCCTGCATCACCACGAGATGCCTGCACGGCGACCCTTTGCGTAAGCCCATACGCAACGCAACGGGTTGTCGGCCCCCGTAACTACGGGCTACGCATCCGAACCCCAGCGTATGGGAGGATGCCCAGATGGGCGGCCACAACCGGCTCGACTTGACGGGCCAGCAGTTCGAGCGCTTGAAGGTGCTGACGCCTGCGGCGAGCACAGCTAAGGGCGCTCACTGGCTCTGCCTCTGCGACTGCGGCAACAAGACCATCGTGAGCGTCAGCAACCTGCGCTGCGGCCATACACGAAGCTGCGGCTGTATCCCCGCTGAGCGGATGCGGGATCGAAACACCCGACACGGTCACTCACGCAAAGCCAGCAGATCGCCTACCTACAAATCGTGGCAGGCGATGCGAGAACGCTGCACGACGAACCCAAGGGCACCGGACTACGAGCATTACGGCGGCCGCGGCATCACCGTCTGCGAGCGCTGGCAGGTCTTCGAGAACTTCCTCGCCGACATGGGCGAGCGGCCGGATGGACACAGCATCGAGCGCATCGACAACGACGGCAACTACGAACCTGGCAACTGTCGGTGGGCGACGCCGAAGGAACAGGCCCAAAATCGGCGCCCTCGCCGACCCAGCAGATCCTCGGTCACACCACGGCCATGATGTCGATGCGCTATGCGATGTCAAGCCCCGATCGCGTCCGCGCTGCGCTCGAGGACAACTGAGCCTTGACATACCGGCAGCGGGCCGCTAGCATCCCGCGTGTTGTGAGCGCACCCGACCAGACCCTCGCCAAGACGCTGCGCCAGGTGCGGCGTCTGCGCCACGAAACCCAGGAGGGCTTGGCGCACAAGGCGGGGCTTACCGTCGCGGCCTACGCCCGGATCGAGCGCGGCACCGCCAACCCGACATGGACGACGGTCTGCCGGCTCGCCCGAGCACTCGGGACCAGCGTGAGCGACATCGCACGCTTGGTAGAGGAAGAGTCGTGACCGACCACGACACCCCACAGGCCAATTTGCCGCTCACGGCTCGCGAGGCAAGCGAAGCGCTGCGACGCGAGGAAGGGCTGCCAGCGGGCACTATCGCTGCTCTGCGCGCCTCCCTTAGTCCGGAACAGGAAGAGCGCATTGCCGCCAAGCAACAGTACGAGCACTGTTCGTGGCTCGGCGTGCTCGCTGACTGGCCATCCCTATTCGAGGCGGAGTCGTGACCGACACCCCACAGACCGAGGAGCGGCCACGCACGATCACCTTGACAGGTGCCATGAGGCGCCACCTGTCGGAGCTGGCCGGGGTCGCCAATCCCGACGGGGAAGCCTTTTGGCGTCCTGAGAACGCGGGCGAGTGGCGTTGCGCCGAAGCGATGGAGCGCCGGGGGCTGTTGTCGCGGCAGATCAAGCGAGGCCAGCAGCCCTTTGCTCTGACCCGTGCTGGCCGAGAAGCGGCCGGTGTTACCCGCGTTGATCGGCTCTTTGTAGCTCCGGAGGCCGACCGTGGCTAGCGAGGACCGGGAGTGCGCATTTCGATCGCCTCGGGATGGCGGCACGATCGAGGACAGGCCCTCGAATGCACCGTGCGAGTTCGCTGGCCATGAATGGCGAGACGCTGGCGGTGGCCTCGAGATCTGTGTGCTGTGCGAGGCCGAACGTTGGGCTGCGGAGGCCCGTGATGGCTAGCGAGGACCAGGAGCTATCGCGGGTTGTGACGCGCGTTCCGGCCGGGGGCTGGCTGCGGTTGGAGGACGAGGACTGCCCGTTGCGAGCGCAGCATTGGCCGGGTCCGCTCCCCTTCGATGAGTGGGCGAGAGAGCTGGCCAAGACGCATAAGCAGATGCGCTGCGAGGGCTGTCACCGCTGGCGCGTGTGGGTGCCCATCGGGGGCTCGGCGATCATCAACGGTATCCACGCGCAGGTGATCGCTGCCAGTGGTGACAGGATTGCGACACCATGAGCGAGGACCGGGAGCACTGGACGAGGGGCCTTCTCCACGCCCTCGGGCGGTACGGCTGGATTAGCCACTATCTGGGCTGCCGGCGCAGCTTCGGGATGTCGCGCCGCCAGGCCATCGGCGCAGCCTTCGCCGCCTACTGGACGAACTGGAGGGACTCGTGAGCGACGACCGGGAGCTATCGCCATGAACATCCGTTTTATGTGGGCGCACGCGTGGCTTGACGAGGACGGCAAGCACGTGTGGTTGGCGCACCGTTGCGTGGACTTGGACGGGACCGATATCGAGGTCGAGACCATTCTCCCTTGGCCGACCTGGCGTGCCGAGAATGGCCTCGAAGTGTTTCCTTCGGTGTCGTGTTCTCGCTGTGACCTGCACAGTTTCCTGAGAATCGAGCCAGAGCCGATGGTCGTCTGATGCCTGCCGAGCGGATCGTCCGTCTCAATGCGCCGCCGCCGGCCGACTACGAAGGCCGCGTCGTCTGCTTCGAGGTCCTGCGGCTCGGCGACCACGCGCACATGGAAGTCTCGACGGGGCGCCAGCATGCGAGCGGTCCCGGACGCGATCCCACCTACCACAAAGGCGGCGCTGGCCATCTCGTCTTTGCCTGGGAGGACTGGCTGCACTTCCGCGATGCGCTGGACGCGATCCCATGGGTATTCCTTGCCGAGGTCGAGAACCCGACGCCAGAGCAGCTTGATCGCTACACGGCCAACCCCGAGTCTCGTCTTGCCATCGCCGAGCAGCAGCAGGCCAAGCTGAGAGCGGCGCTCAAAGAGCTTCGCGTGGCCATCGAGGACGGAATCCAGACGGACGACAACATTGCCGAAGCGTTGAGACTCATCGACGACGCGCTCGCAGCTACAACGGAGGACCCGCAGTGAGCGACTGGAAGCCGTCAACCCAGGAAATAGACGCCGCCGAGCGAGTGCTGTTCGACGTGGAGCAGGCGATGCAGTCCGAGCCGAAACGCGAGCCTGACGGGTACTGGCGCTCAACGGCTGAGGCTGTCGCTATCGCCATCCACGAGGCACGCGAGCCGTTGTTCGATTTGCGTGAGGGCGAGCGCGTGCGTCTCACGTCACCCGAAGGTGGACCACCGCGCCTGTATCTGGTCGGCAAGCCCAACGGCAACCACTTCCCACTCACAGCCATCGAGGACGGGCCTCCATTGCCAACCCTCGCAGCTACAACGGAGGAGGCCACGAGCAACTGAGCTGGCGTTGCTTGCCGTGCCTGCGCGGCGGCGCTACCATCCGCTGCCATGTTCAGGCGCCAATGGAAGCTGAGCAAGCGCCAGGCCAAGCGCGTGCGTAAACGGGAGACTGCCAGAGCGCGCAAGCAACGCAAGGCCGCGAAGCGCCGGACACGGTGAGCCCAGCCACGCTCCGGGAGCTGCACCAGGTTCTAGCCGAACTGGAGCTCATCAGCCAGGTCCCGGCCCTGGATTACGCGTCGAAGAACGAGGGCAGCGTGGCGGATGAGCGTTCGCCGGGCGGCAAGCGACCACGGGGCGGCGTCGACCGCAAGGATGACCGCGAGCACGACTTCGCACTGAAATCGGTCGACCACTTCCGAAGCCGACTCGCCAAGGCGCACAGTCAGCGAACGCTCGAGCTGATCCTGCGCGACGCCAAGGCAGCGCTTGAGGCTCATCGGCGTCAGCCTCCACCATCCGACCGACCCGAACTTTCGTCGCCGCAGTGGAAGCGATGGGTCGCAGACAGCGAGTTGCCGGCGCGCGAGATCGCCCGCATCTACAACGTGGGACGCACCTACGTCGACCGAATTCGTGCTCGCTATCGCGCTGCTTGACCAGCGGCGCTACGATGGCCACCACTCTGTACTCTGGCGCGAGCTACGGAGAGCAGGCAGTCAACAGGTGAGGTGCCCGTGTGCAGATGCCTCAACTGCGAGTCCGGGCTGCCGCACAAGACGATGACCGCGTCGAACCTCCGAATGATCGCGATCCTCAACCGGTGCTACCCGGCGCCCAAGCCGAAGCGCATCTTGGCGTCCTATGGCGACCCCGAGCCGCCGGCGGTCGCCATCTCAGCGAAAGCCGTGCGCCAGCCATGGGAGCCACGGCCCGCGAGATCACGACGCGCGTAGGACATCACTGCTCGTCCCAGAGAACCTCGCGGATGAGATGCAGCGGAACGGTGCGCCGTGGCCGTGGTCGGTACTCGACGACACCGTTCACGATCACGCGCAAGCGCCCGTCGACTGTGACCGCGCGACCGTCGTAGACCGTCCAGCCCACGTAGGTGTTGCCGTTCTTCAGCCGCACGACTCCATAGCCGGTGGTTGAGGCTGGATAGCTCGCCGTTCGGCTCATCGGTTCACGGGGGACGAAAACCTCCGCAATTTGCGGGACGACGGTTAGAATGGTAGTCGGGATGGCGACCGCGACCCTCCAAGCCCCGCCGCGTGTCTCCAAGCGAAGCCTGACGCTCGCCGAGGCCGGCGACCAGTGGATCACGTGCCGCCAGGAAATGGACCGGCTCAAGCCGTTGCTCGAGGAGTCCGCCGCAGTGCTGTTCGCCCACTTCGACAAGACCGGCAAATCAAGCTACCGTGGCCGGATCGTGCTGACCTTCGGGCCGTCCAAACTCGTGCTTGACCAGGCACGCGTCCGCGAGTTCTTGGCCGACCGGCTCCCGGCGTTCCAGAAGCGCACTGAGCCCAGCAGGTCGCTCAGCCTGCTGAGATAGGATCCACTGCATGGGCCTACATTCCCGGACGAACAAGGCAGGCAAATTGGACCACCAGCAGGTCGCGAGCCAGGCGACGCGGGGCGCCGACACGCCAGCACCCGTGCGATAAGCCCAATGGTGACGTGACTACGGATCTCTGCAGCTTGTGGTGGGAGCGGTTCGCCCTTGAGCTGCGTCGCCGTGGGCGTGCTCGAGGTCTCTCGGCCTGTCGGCATGAGATACCGATGGTCTACGCGCAGAAGTTGCTCTGTGCAGGTTGCGGAAGCACTATCCAAGAGCTTGTCCAGGAGGGCGTATATGGTGACTCACGAGCTCCAAGGCCAAGTTCAGGTCTACCCGATTGGCGATGGCGACGAGGCAGACGAGGCTGGGCACAAGCAGATCACGATCGTCTGTGGCCCTAATGCGCTGTACAGCGTGCCGATGGACGCGAGTCTCGTCACGGAACTGGTCAAGGAGATGTCGATGACCAACGCTGAGCTGCGAGCAAAGCGCGAACGCGAGATCCGCGAAGCACGCAGCCGCCAGCTACTGGCAGGAGGCCAAGGCAACGGTGGCATGCCGGCGATCCCGCTCGACCAGTTGCGCGCTCGCGGTCAGTAGCCGCGCCACCCTCAAAAGTGTGCGTTTGCTCTAGGCGACCCGCCCAGGTCAGCAAATTTCCTACCGAACGCTGAAAACGGCGTTCTAGAGCCAAAACTGGTAAGGTGTCGAACGTGGATCGTGAGCGGGCCATCGCCATCGCCGAGGCACGCCAATTGCCGGGCTATGTTCGCGAGACCTTCATCGGGCTACTCGTACGCGACGAGCCGGTCCCCCCACTGCCAGGAGAGATCAACTTCCGCGAAGCCGACTGGCTCGGCCCGAAGTCGAATGCCGCGCAATCGGGCTCGTGAAGCTGGCCGGCGTAGAGCCCCGACGGCCGCTCGGGGATATGGCAAGGAACATCGGCGTCTGCGCGCCAAGTGGGCGCCGGCCGTCGCGCGCGGCGAAGTGTGCTGCTGGCGTTGCGGGCATCCGATCGTGCCCGGCGAACCGTGGCATCTCGGCCATGACGATCTCGATCGATCCGTCACGCATGGACCCGAGCATGAGCCGTGCAACGTGGCGGCGGCGAACCGAGGACGGGGACGCCGGCGGCTGCGGGCGCGTAAATCAAGGGAGTGGTGATCGTTGGCCTTTGACTTTGAGACGGAGCTGATTAGGGAACTCCGCGGCGAGCCTCGGCGCGAGCTGCCGGAGGGAACGATGGCGATCAAGATACCCGAGGTCAGGCTGCGCGTGCGGGCGATCCGGTCGCGTGAGCGCGTCGCCATATGGATCGCGCCGTGGCTGCGCGATGCCGACGACTAAGGCGTCCAAACCGGCAGCGAAACGCGCGGGAGCCGTTACCGCCGCGGTCAAGCGGGACCTGGAGGCGATCCGCCGCCGCGACCCGGAGCTTGCCGAGTCGGCGCTCGCCGCGTCGGCCTTGGCACTCGCCCGCGAGATGGACTCCAAGACCTTGGTGAGGGCGAAAGAGCTTCGTGAGACTCTAGATCGGCTGCGTCAGCTCGCGCCGCCGGAGCAGAAAGAGGACGGCGTCGATGAGCTCAACGATCGTCGCGCCAAACGCCGGACCGCTCGTCGGCGCGCAGCGACCTAGGATCTGCACCTACCCGGCCTACGCGACATCGACCGGTGAAGAAGCGGTCGACCTCACCGCCAAAGCGGGGCTGCACCTCGACGACTGGCAGCAGTTCTCGCTGGGGCACGCGCTCGGCGAACGCGCCGACGGCCGCTGGGCGGCCCGCGAGGTCGGCGAGATGCTCTCGCGCCAGAACGGCAAGGGCTCGATCCTAGAGGCACGGGAGATCACCGGACTGTTCCTGCTCGAAGAGAGCCTGATCGTCCACACCGCACACCAGTTCGACACCTCAGCGCAGCACTTCCTGCGGGTAGCGACGCTGATCGAAAACGACCCGGAGCTTGACCGGCGTGTAGACAAAATTCTGCGCGGCCACGGCAACGAGTCGATCACGCTGCTGCGCAACCGCAAAACGGGGGTCGCGCCGACCATCCAATTCCGCACCCGCACCGGCAGCGGCGGCCTGGGCTTCTCGATCGACTGCCTGATCTTCGACGAGGCCATGATCATCTCGATGGCGATGCACGGCGCGCTGCTGCCGACCTTGTCGGCCATGCCGAACATCCAGGTCTGGTACACCGGCTCGGCAGTCGACGAGGAGAACCCGTCGCATGACGGGATCGTGTTCGCCAGGGTCCGCGAGCGCGGCATCAAAGGCGACGACCCGGCCCTGGCCTACATGGAGTGGTCGCTGCCGTTTGACGATCCCGACGGTGTCCCGGACAAGGTCGCGGGCGACCCGCGCATGTGGGCGCTGGCGAACCCCGGCCTGGGCAAGCGCATCGACCCGGAGCACATCGCGCTTGAGAAGCGCTCGATGGACCGTCGCACGTTCGCCGTGCAGCGGCTGGGAGTCGGAGCATGGCCGAGAACCGACGGAAACGTGGCGCCCGTGATTGACCCCGACCAATGGGCGAAGTGCATCGACGCGGACTCCCAGATCGTGGGTCCGGTCTGCCTTGGCTGCGACACGACCCCGGACCGCTCGTTCAGCGCGATATGCGTCGCGGGCTACCGGGCCGACGGCCTGCCCCACCTGGAGATCATCGAACACAAGCGCAGCACGAGCTGGGTCGCCCAACGTGTCGAAAAGCTCAAAGAGGACCACAAGGTCATCGGCACGGTCCTCGACGAGACGCTCGCCGGCCCCGTGCCCGCGCAGCTCGAAGCGCTGCACATCGAGTTCACGCCGATCAGCGCCAAAGAGCACGCCCAAGCGTGCGCGGCGATCTTCGACCTCGTCAAACAGACCGCGCTGCGTCACCTCGGCGAGCCCGACCTGACAGACGCCATCAAAGGCGCCGTCAAGCGACCGCTCGGCGAGGCATGGCTCTGGAGCAGAATCAACAGCAGCATCGACATCAGCGTGCTCGTGGCCGTCACCCTGGCGCTGTGGGGCCTGCGCAGCCTCCCCACACCCGCCGACTCTCAGATCATCGACATGAACGAGGTCTACCGGGAAATGCTCGAGGCCGGAGAGGACCTCTCAGACCCCTACGCCTAGCCTTCTTCCTGGAGCGCCCTCTCCAACCGCGCTTGCTCTCGGGCGTCGTCGGCATTCCCTATCACGTCCCACTGCTTGTCGCCCACGAACACATGCCAGCAGTTCGGCTGCTCACCTTCGCGGTAGATCCGCTTGATTAGCGCCTTGCGCTGCTCGGGCGTCACTCGTCCATGCTAATCGCGTGAGAGCCCGACCACTCCGACGGTCGCCTTCTTGACGACGCCGCCCTCAAGCTCATCGATGTTGAAGCCCGGTCCCGCCGTGAGTCCTTCCAGGTAGCCGGAGATATGCGGCTCGGCTGACATCGTGACCTCGACGCCGTCCTGGTGCCGGCATGCGGAGAGGACGTACCCGACGGGCGGCCCGGCGAAGTCGACCAGCACGGGCAGCCCTGGTAGCTGCATGGCAAGATCGTCCAGGGCCTCGGGAGCAAAGCGCTCCCACCGGCCGTCAACGCTCGCCGGATGCGGGGTCGTCGCCAGCTCCATCGTGATCCGAGCAGGGAACGGGTCGGCCGGTGCACGCACCCCGAAGTTGAGGACTGGCGCGTTGACCACGATCGACCCCTCGGGCAGCGCCTCGGACTGTTGGTGGCGTCGAATCCATCGCGGGAGTCGCAAGACCATCATCGTAACCAGAGAAAGGACACGCTAATGGAGGCATCAGTCGCAGAGCAGACCCAGCAGACCGAGCCGGCCGAGGCTCAGCCACCCGTCGCGTACGAGGTACCGGGGCAGCAGCCCGAGTCGACGGACGAGACACCCGAGCCCGACACTCCAGCTGTCGAACCGCCCGTCACGCAGTCGGGACGCATCACGCTCCACTGCGGCCTGACCAAGGATGTCGTCGACATCGCAGCCGTCGCCGACGCATTCGGCACGACCGGCACGCTGACGCTCGAAGATCCCGGTGGCCGCGAATTCCACGTGCTCGTCGCAGAGATCGCGCTGTACGAGTAGATGGCCGGAATCGCCGGGCTCACCAGGGGGGACGTCGCCGGCGAGCCCAAACTGCACGTGACCGTCACCGACGACGACGGCAACGTGGTCTACCGCACATGGAACGCAGCCGCTGACTACAAGACGGTGACGCTCTATTTGGACGAGACCGACGAGCTGCCAGACGATGCCAGACGCGAGGTCGCGGGTCCGGTGATCGGCAGGTCCGTCTGGGGCCTTGATCCCATCGCCGAGCGGCGCAGAGCCGACGAGCTGGCCTCGCGCGGCTGATGTTCGCCAACGCGCTCTACGGGCTGTCCGGCAGCGTGTTCGTCGCCGGCGTCTACGAACTGGCGGGGCGCGGCTGGGCGCTGATCGGCGCGAGCGTTGTGCTCGGGCTGCTCGCGCTCGCGGTCGAGGGGCTGAACCCGATCAAGCTGACGCTCGCCGCCGTGCACGATGTGCGCGTCAAGCTCACGCTGTGGCGCGCGGAGCGAAAGGCGGAACGTAGGACGCGCCGGGCCGCCAAGACCGTCTGAGAGGGGCTGCCGCATGTCGCTGCTCACGAAAGCGGTCGCGAACGCGCTTGACCTCCGCAGCGACGGCGCACAGGACGCCCGAGCGGCACAGCCTGGATCTGAATGGGGCAACTCCACACCGCCAACCAACGCAGAAGCCGGCGGCTACGGGTCGGCTGCCGGGATCGCCGTCAGCCAGGAGTCCGCGTTGCAGATCGCGGCGGTGTATGGCTGCTCGAACCTGCTGTCCTCGTCGATCGCGAACTCGCCGCTGCTGCTGCTGAACAGCAAGGTGCTGCGCAAGGCCAAAGAACTCAAGCCCGGGCCGCTGTTGACGGAACCGTACTGCGAGATAAGCCTGTTCGACTGGATGGTGCAGTTCGTCGCGTCGCTGGCGTTGCGCGGCGAGTTCTTCGGGCAGGTCATCAGCCGCGACAAAGCGACGCTGTACCCGACGCAGATCAAGCCGATCCCCGCCGACAACGCAACCGTCCGACGGCTACAGAACGGCGAACTGGAATACCAGTTCTTCAACAAGAAAGTCCCGCTCAAAGACGTCTTTCACGTGCGGCTGTTGACGATGCCGGGGATGCTTCAGGGCGTCAACCCGATCCAGTCATTGCGCTTGTCGCTGAGCAAGTCGCTCGCGCAGAGCACCTACGGCGCCCGCTACTTCTCCAACAGCGCTAACCCGTCGCTGGTGATCCAGGTCAAGGGCGACCTGAGCCCCGACCAGACGAAGAAAATGGTCCGGTCGTTCATGGCCGCCCACCAGGGCCTCGGCCAGGCGCACCTCCCGGCGATCGTGACAGGCGACACCGAAGTCAAGCCGATCTCGATCACCCCGCAGGACTCGCAGTTCCTCGAATCGATGCGGTTCTCCGGCGAAGAAATCGCCGGGACGATCTTCCGCTGCCCGCCGCACATGCTCGGCATGACCGAAAAGACGACGGCCTGGGGACGCGGCATCGAGCAGATGGAGCTGGGCTTCACGAAAAACACGTTGCAGGACTACACGGGCCGCTACGAAGCCGCGATGACCGCCGTCCACCCGCCCGGCGAGTACGTCTCGATCGACATGAGCCACCGGCTGCGAGGCGACACGCTAGAGCGCGCGCAGGCCGGCTCGCTGGGCACCCTGGGCGGGTTCTTCACACCGAACGATGCACGCGCCCTGTTCGACCTGCCGCCCGAGCAGGACGGCGACAAACTGAATTCGCCGATCAACACGACGCTGCTCGAAAAAGTCATGGCCGAAGCGGAAGAGGCCATCGAAGCGAAGTACGCACCAGAGCCGACGGAGGAACCCGTCCCGCCGAACGGCAAGGGCGACCCGGCGATGATCGGCAAGTAAGGAGACAGCATGTCCTTGACGATTGAGCGCTCGCTGACGCGCGAGTGGCGCGCGAAGTACAAACAGGCCGACCGCGATGAAATGGCCAAGAACGGCGAAGCGATGGCCGACGGGTCATACCCGATCGCCGACGAAGACGACCTCAAGAAAGCGATCAAAGCCGTCGGGCGCGGCAACGCCGACCACGACTCAATCCGTGCTCACGTCATCAAGCGCGCCAAGGCGCTGAAACTGTCCAGCCTGATCCCCGACAACTGGAACTCGGACGGGTCTCTGAAAGAAACCAAGGGCGTCTGGTCAACGCTTGAGGAACGCGAAACCTTCAACGACCGCCGCCAGCTCGTCGAATCGGCCATCTCAGACTCGCTGCCGAAAAAGAAGAAGGGCGAAGCGATCTACGGCCCCTACGTCACGGACATGACCGAACAGTGGGCCGTCTACGAATACGAAGGCGACCTGTGGCAGGTGACGTACACGATCGCCGACGATGACGGCGTGACCCTCGGCGACCCCGAGAAGGTGCGCCGCGTCACGACGTATGAGGCGAACCAGCGCGCCGTCGAAAACAGCACCGAGGACATGGAAGAATGCCCGACCTGCGAAGGCTCCGGCAAAGTCAAGGGCGGCTCAACGGAATGCCCTGACTGTGACGGCAGCGGCGAAATCGCGAAGGACTCCCGCAGCGGCCAGCGGGCGCTGGAGCGCCGCCGCCAACGTGCGGAAAGCCTGCGTAACGGCAAGAGCCTGGAGCACCGTCAGTTCTCGGTCCGCGAGTGCGAGTTCCGTGGCGTAGACGAGGACGGCATGATGCACTTCGAGGGCTACGCGTCGCTGACGAACGTGCCCTACAGCGTCGGCGGGTTCACAGAGACGATCGAACGCGGGGCCTTCAGGCGCACTCTGAAGGAGAACCCCGACGTGGTGTTCCGCGTCGAACACGAAGGCCTGCCGCTCGCGCGCACCGAGCGCCCGGACTCGCAGATCCCCGGCACCCTCATGCTCGAGGAGACCGAGCGCGGCCTGAAGGTCGACGCCAAGTTCGACACAGAGGACCCCGACGCACAACGGTTGAAGCTGAAGATGGAACGCGGCCTGGTCGACGAAATGAGCTTCGCGTTCCGCTGCACCGACGACGCGTGGAACGAGGACTGGACCGACCGCAAAGTCCGCAGCGTCACCTTGCACGGCGGGGACGTCAGCGCCGTCACGTTCGGTGCAAGCCCCTCCACAGGCAAGACGACAAGCATCCGCTCCGCCGATGGCGAAGTCGAGCTGCGCGTCGGCAAACCGATCTCCACCGCCCGCGAAACGCTGTTGACCGCCGTGCTGGACCGGATCGCCAAAGCCGACGACCAGCTCGACCAGGCACTCCCCGAACTCGCGAAGGTGCTCGGCGTCGAGAACCCCGACAAGCCCGAGCCTGAGCCTGAGCCAGCGCGGGCACGTGTGCCGGATCTCACCACGCGCGCTGAGCAGGAGCTTGAGCTGCTCGCGTTGAGGGGCGCACGATGACTGACGAGACCCGCACGGCGGAGCAGGCACGCGCGGCGATCGACGAGGTCCGCGCGACATGGGAGGCGATCCCGCCGGAGCTGCGCGACGTTGTGCTCGCCGAAGAGCGCGTGCGCCGGCCCGAGGTGCGCACCACCCGCGAACCCCTGACCTACGAACGGCACACCCCGACCAGCTACTTCCGTGACCGAGCGCTCGCCGAGATCAACGGCGACCAGGAGGCCAGCGGGCGCCTGCAACGCCACGCAGCCGAGATGGACATCGAGATGCCGCGGTTTCTGGAGCGTGTGTACCGCAGCGCCCCCGAGGGCCTTGAGACGCGCGTGAACCCGAGCCGCATCGATGGCCAAGGCGGCTACTTCTCGCCGCCGCTGTGGGCCAACGAGGCCTTCGCCACGGCGCCGCGCGCCAAGCGTGTCCTCGCGAGCCTGATCCCCACCTTCCCGCTGACAGCCAAAGTCTCGGAAATCAAGCTGCCGCGCATCCTGGCGCCCGGCACCGCTGCTGAAGCGACGCAGGATGTCTCGCCGGTCCCCGACCAGGACTTCACCGACGCCGCAGCCGAATCGTGGGTGGAGACGTTCAGCGGCAACTCCGGCTGTTCGATGCAACTACTCGAACAGTCCCCGGCCGGAGCGCACCTGGACCACTCGATCCTCAAGGACCTGCTGGAGGACTACGACGAAGCTCTAGAGGCGGCGCTGTTCAACGGCACCGGCAAATCCCACCAGCAGATCGCAGGCATCTTGAACCTCACGACAGGCGCCGGCGGCGTGTCGGTAGTAACCGCGACCGGCACCAAAGGCTATGAAATCTTCAAGGAACTCGGGAAGGTCGCAGGACAGCTCGGCGACGCCCGCAAAGTGTCGCCCGAGGTCTGGCTGATGCGGACGGCCCGCTGGGCGTACATTGGCTCGGAAGAGGACGAAGAGAAACTTCCTCTCGCGGTGCCGGGCCACCAGGCGCTGCCGCCCGTCCCGTACACGTTCGACGACACGCGCCCTGCCGTGGCACCGCCGATCCTGGGCTGGCCGACCTACCTGTCGGATGCGATCCCGGTGAATATCAACGGCAACCAGGACGTCATCGTCTGCGCCCGCCCCACCGACTCGATGCTGTTCGAGACAGCGAAGAGCACGATGGTGGACAAGGAGACCCTGTCGGGCACCCTGCAGGCGCGCTTCATGCTCCACGGTTACGCCGCCGCGCTGTTCCGCTACCCGACGGGACTGGCGTATTTGACCGGAAAAGCGCTGGAAGTTCAGTCGGGCTACTAAATCTTGCAGTGACCCCGCGTTGGGCTCCGCCCTCGCCGCCTTCACGCGCCCCTTGCAATCGCGCGTGTGCCGGCCGAGCAGGTCGAGTATCGCCCGGGAGAGACCACACCAGCACCCGCGAGGGTGTTCTCCCGAAAGGAGGGGCCAATGCCCCCTGAAACCAAAGAGAAAGAGGCGCCGACCGACGAGCGTTCGATCCTCGAGCAGCTCCAGGACCAGCGCAAGGAGCTGATCGACGCGGCCGCTGTCGCGATCACTCAGCGCCGCGAGCAGCGCACGGCGTTTGAGGCACGCGACACCAAAGAGGTGACCGACGAGGAGCGCACGCAGTTCGACCTGGACGAGGGCGCCTTCGGTGCCGCACACGACCAGCGCACCGCGGCGATCCACGCACTGGATCGCCGCATCGACGAGGAGGAGCTGCTGGCACGCCGTGCGCAGGACGCGCAGGAGGCCTCACGCGGCACCGCAAGCCTGGAAGTCATCAGCAACCCGCTGACCTACGAACGAGGGAACGGCTTCTCGTTCTTCCGTGACCTCGCAGCGAAAGACCTCCCAGGGGCACGGGCGCAGCTCGGGAACTCCGGTGACGAACGCATCGAAAGCCACATCAAAGAGATGCGCGTCGAGTTCCCGAAGATCGCCGCTGAATCCGAGCGGCGCGCCCGTGCTGAGGCGGACGCGGCCGAGCACCAGATCACCCGGGAACTGCACGGGCCGCTGAACATCCGTGCCCGAGGGCTGATCGACGACCCATTCGTCCGCAGCCAGCTCGGCATCACCCGGCTGGAAGAGAAGCGAGTCAACCCAAACAGGTTGGACGGCCAGGGGGGGTTCTTCGTCCCCCCGCTGTGGCTGCCGGAGTTCATCCCCTACCTGCGTGCGGGCCGCACCACGGCCGATCTGTGCCGTCGCATGCCGCTCCCCGAGGGCACCGACAGCATCAACCTGCCGAAGATCAAAGAACCCACAGAAGTCGCGGCCCAGACCCAGGACTCAGCCCCGGTCGCTGACAAAGACTGGACGGACGAAGCGGTGACGGCGAACGTCAAGACCGCAGCCGGCCAGTCCGACATCGCGATCCAACTGCTCGAGCAGTCCCCGTATCACCTCGACGAGGTGATCATGGAAGACCTCATCGCGGACCTCAACAGGTTCCTCGACCGGCAGGTGATCTCCGCGCCGGGCACGAACACCACCGCGCTGAACGCCGGGCTGATCAAGGGCATGTACCCGTCTACGAACTGGTCGGCGAACACCGTCACCTGGACCGAAGCGGCGCCGCTGGTGACCGCGTTCAACATGGTGATGGGCGCGATGATCTCCCAGATCGCCGCGTCGCGTTTCGCTGTGCAGAACGTTCATCTCGTCATGCACCCGCGCCGCTGGTACTGGTTCGGGACAGGCCTCGACGGTGCCGAAGGCAAGTCTGGGCGTCTGGTGGCCAACCGTTCGGACTTCGGGCCATACAACGTCAGCGCCCTGTACGGCGCCGGCGAAGAGCCCGCAGAGGGTCTGGTCGGGTCGTTGCCGTTCGGGCCGCACAACGTCTACATCGACGCGAACATCCCGACCAAGGACACCAGCGGCACCCCCGGTGCTGGCACGGCGGACATCGCGCTCGCCGCGAAGTTCGACGACGCGTGGCTGTTCGAGGGGCTGCTCCGCACCCGCGCGCTTTCCGAGGTGCTCTCGGGCACCCTGGAGATCCGCTTCCAGGTGTTCGAGTATTACGCGTTCCTGATGCGCTACGGCCAGTCGTTGGCCATCGCGTCCGGGACGGGCTTCGAACCTCCCCTTGGGGCGCTCGGCGGCGGCTCGATCAAATACACCTCCACGGCGTACCCGCCGGCGGTCTAAGCAGCACACGCACGGGGCGGCCCCTTCCCTCCAGGGGGGTCGCCCCGACCAACTTCGCTCGAAAGGAACACAGTCATGACCGATCTCGCAGGCGGGCACTACCACCAGGAAGACCCGATCTGGAAGCTGCTGGGGCGCCCCAGCAACGTCACCAACTCGCAGAACGCCGCACGCTCCAACCTGTATGGCGTGGGGCTCAACTCGCTGCTCGCAGCGGCGATGATCACGACGAAAGAAGGCACGTTCGTCGCGGTCCCCGTCCAGGAAGGCGACGTCATCACGAAGGTCACGATGTTGCAGGCCGCTGTCGGCAGCTCCATCACGAACCAGTTCGCGGCGGTCTACTCGGGCCTCACGGGCACCAACGAACCGAAACTGCTGGGGCAGAGCAAAGCGGGCGGCACGACCGAACTGACGGAATACGCCGCCATCGCCTACACCCTGGAAAGCCCGCTGTACGTCAACAACGCGAACGCACCAAACGGCTACCTGTTCGCCGGCGTGAACCTCGAAGCGGCCACACCCGGCACGCAGGTCGGCTTCGAAATGAAACCGAAAGTGCAGTACAACTGGTTCGCCACCACGCCGACGTGCTTCGCTGTGACCACCGCACAGAAAAGCGCGACGCTCGCCGCAGCCGCCCTGACGATCAAAGCCCAGGTCGGCCTCGAAAAAGTGCCGCTCATCTTCCTCACGTAGATGGGGCGAGCCGAGCGCATCCAGTCCTTCCGCGAGGCCCGGGCGAACGCCCGGGCGCGGGGGGACGCGAGCATGGTGCACTGCATGGACGTGGAGCTTGCCCGGCTCGACGCGCCGCTGGAGACAGCGACGCCCGAGGCGATGGAGACGGCCGTTCCGCCGCGCCCGCGTCGCGGGCGGCCACCGCGCCCGCGCTGCGAGCACGACCAGCTCGCCGACCGCTGCCCGACCTGCAATCCCGAGGCGGACCTCAAGACGGGATAGGTTTCAGTGAAACCCTATGCGCCAGGAGGCCACGCATGCACCAGCAGGAACTCCGCCCGCTCGCTGACCGGGTAGTCATCAGGCCCACCCCGGAGGACCTCGAGCGCGCGAGCGGCCTCATCCTTCCCGCTGTCGCGGCCGAGAAGCCACAGATCGGGACCGTGATCGCGACAGGCCCCGGCGCCCTCACAGACCGAGGCGTCCGTATCGAGCCGGAGATCGCCGCCGGGCACGAAGTCCTCTACAGCAAGTACGGCGGCACAGAGATCCGGTTCAACGGCGAAGACCTCGTGGTCCTCAAGTCCTCGGAGATCCTCGCAAAGATCATCTGAAGGGAGCGAGCATGGCTATCACGCAGAACGAACGCATCTTCGACCTGGCCTATGGCGCCAGGATGGGCGTCGCCGAAGTCGCCAACGTGCTCGCGATCCCCGTGAGCACGGTCATAGCCACGCTCGCGAACCTGAGCCTCGGGCCGTCCTCAGAGGTCTCGGCGGCCGCTGGCGCTGAAAGCTCGGCGCTGGGCGAGACAGCGGTCCTGTACGGCAACGTCAGACAGGTCGCGCTCCCGTCCCGGCTGGGCCGCTCCAACGGCGACTACATGGGGCTTGGGAGCTTGAAAGACGAAGCGCCGCCCGGTGCCACGACCGTCCAGAACGTCGTCGCGGTGCCAGTGCGACTCGGCGACATCTTCTCCGAAGTCGGAGTGTTCACCGGGGAAACCGCCGGGACCACCACGGGGGGTGTCGCCGCGCTCTATGAAGGCAAGAGCGCCGCGCCTGTCCTGATCCAGGAATCACCGAACCGCGGCAGCACGGCATGGGTTGCGCACACGATGACGTGGTTCAAGCTGAAAGGGACCGTCGAAGCGACCGAAGCGAACTGCCCCAACGGCTTCATCTATGTCATGTTCGCGATCGTGACCTCGGGCGCGCCGACGTGCTGGACCGTCACGGCCCCAGAAGCCAAGACGAACTACAAAGCGGGCTTTCAGCAGAAAGGCACCCAGGGCACCCGTGAAGGCCCGATCGGCCTGTCGTTCACGACCGCGCCCGCATCCGAAGGCGGCGAAAAAGCACAGGCCAAACTGGAAACGACCGTCACGAGCAAGACGATCGCGCCGCTGGTCATGCTCGCCTAATGGCGGGCACGCTGAACATCACGGGCCTCTCGGCGACCGAGCCCGCCGGCTCCCGGCAGATCGGACCGATAACCATCCAGGGCACGGTCGTGATCGGCGAGACGCTCGCCACCCCGCTCACCATCGGCGACAACCGCTTCACCGTGCCCGCAGGGACGGTGGCGGCCCTGATCATCCCACCCACGGCGAGCACAGCCGAACTCAAGCTACGCACGAGCGCCAACGAAGCAGACACGGGTCTGCTCATCAGCCCGGCCAACCCGACGGTCTACTCGCTGCCAGCGGCGATCCCCACGTCGCTGATCATCCACGCAAGCGCGGCGGTCTCATCGCCGCTCACCATCGTCTACATCTAGGAGCGTCCTATGAGCTGGGAAGCAGTTGTACCCGCGACCGCGGGTGAGGATTTCGCGCAGGCAGCCGAGGACGCGCCGGTGGTCCCGTCGGGCAATCCCGAGCGCGAGCTGACCGTCGAGGAGGCCGAGCAGGTGAAGGCGGCCCAAGCAGCGTGCGTCTCTCTCGCCGCGAGCGGGGCGCTCGGCACAGAGCCCTTGACCGCGAGCCTGAAAGGCCACGGCAACGACGGCCACGCACCCCACGAGGGTGCCGTCAAAGACCACATCACGATCAGCGTAGGCCAGGTGTAGAGCGATGCCGTACACCGGGGATGCGAAGAACGCGATGCTCGCCGAAATGGTCGCCAAAGTCAAAGACCTCGGCTGCTATGAAGACACCACGCTCGCGCAGACCTGGACGAGTACCGGCGCGATCCTGAAATCCAACACAGCCCACGGGCTGACGACCGGCATGCTGATCTACTTCTCGGCACTCGCTGGTCCTACCGCGGGCGCGCTCTTTGCGTCACTGACAGGGACGACGGCCACAGAACGCCTGTTCTTCGTCAAAGAAGTCTCCACCACCGAAATCGAACTCTCTGAGACGGCCAGCTTCGCGCAGGCCACATGGACCACGAACGTGTCCTCAGCCACGGTGCACAAGGCCGCCGAGGTGTCCGACACGCGGGCAGCGGTCACGATGAAAGCGGCGGCACAGTCCTTGACCGAATCAGAAGCCGCTGCCACCGTCGTCATCGCGGGCGCGTGCACCGTCAACTGGGTGTCCAGCCATTCCGCGTTGACGGCCGGGACGTTGTATGCGCTGGCGAAAGTGACGGCCGAAGTTTTCTCTGCTGCCGGCTCGTTCGAAGTCAAAAAAAGCACGCTCGACCTTCTCGGCGCGCAGTAGCTCATGCAGTATGTGGCCAATAGCGGGGAAGTGACGCTCGCGGCGGCGACCGCGAAGACTGTGCTGATGGTGCAGTCCACGGCGTTGATCGGTGGCCAGGTGGTCGAGATCGGCGTGTCGTTCAACGGCGTCAGCTCCGCCAACGAACCCGTGCTGATCGAACTCGTCAAGTCCACGAACGCGACCAACTCGACGCCTGGCACCAACAACACGTCCGTGACCCCGGCGATGTCGAGAGGCAACGGGAACACTGGCGCAGCGGCGGCGATAGCCGCCACGATGACGGCGTTCGCTGCCGCAACGTCTGAGCCGACGGCGCTCGTCCCACTGAAGGTGTGGCGGGTCTCGCCGACATCGGGGCTGCTGTATCAGGCGCCCCTGGGCCGCGAGCCGGAAATCCCGGCGCTGACATCGCCGTTCGTCGGGCTCGGGCTTCGGTGCAAAGCGGCCCAGGAAGTCAAGGTCATCGCCTACATCGAGTTCATTCAGGGGCCGAGCTGAGCACGCGGGAGCGTTGAGTGGCCCGCGAAACGAAGAAATACAACTGCTTTCTCAAAGAAGTCACGCTCAACGAATGGACGATCGAAGGCGGCGGCACTGCCCTAGAAGTCGTCGGGAGGCAGATCGAAGAACCCGCGAGCCCGGGCGCAGCCAAATTCCTGAAGATCGGGACAGCCAGCAAGAAGGTCGAAGGCAACCTAACGCTGCCTTCGGGGCTCACGAGCGCACTCACCAGTGAAGGTGCGACCGTCGTCAACGCGACGGTCCATATCAACGTCAAATCGACAGCGACCGGGAAAAAACTGATCCGGTTCGGGACCGTCACGCCATCGGTGAGCAGCGAACCGGAATCGACAGTCACGGCCCAGGGCTGGTTCACGGTCAGCCTGACCAGAGCGCAGGCCGAAGAACTAACAAAGACCAAGCTCGAAGAACTACTGCTTGTGGCCGAACACCTCGGCTCGACGCAGATCAACTTCTACGAGATCTACCTGTCCGTCGAAGTGGAAACGGAAACCGCGACGCTCAGGCGCAGCAGCGGGCACGTCGCCGAAAAATCGCCGTCCGGCGGGGGCACTGTCAAAGTCACGGTCACCGAACCCGGCGTCGGCAACGACTTGTTCGTGTCGGTCGCGACGGCCGTGGGGGTCGCCGCGGCCACCACCGTAACGGACAACAAAGGCAGCACGTACACCCTAGATGGTGAAGTCAACGACGGCGTGCACCCCACCCTCCAGGCGTGGAAAGCGAAAGGACTCGCGGCAGGCATCACCGAAGTCAAAGTGGCCGTCGCGGGCTCCTTGGTGCTGGTTGATGTCGCTGCATGTGAGGTCGCCATCATCGCGGGGGGCGTGGACGTGAGCGGGACTGCGACCGGTACGACAGCGCTCGCCACGACCGAACTCGAAGCATCGACCTCGGCGAAAACGAACAGCGGCAAAGGCGACTTCGGGCTCGCGTTCTTCGCGAGCACCGGCTCGCTCGGGACGTTCACGGCCGGCGCCGGGATGACAGCGTTCACGGGCGCTGACCAGACCGGCCTGTCGCTCGGCGGAGAGTACACCTCTACCCCGGCGGAAGGCGCGACGCTGACCGCGAAGGGCAAGTTCTCCGAAGCAGGCCTGTGGAGCGGCATCACGCTCGCCTATGTGGTGGTGGGGCCGGCGGCCAGTGCGCTGCCCAGGGTGTTGATGGCGAGCCAGGCGGTGCAACGCTCGGCGGTTATCTGAGATGGCCCGTATAGCGCGCGGGATCATGGGCCGTCGCCCTCGTGCCTATGAGCGCGGGAGCTGGGAGTTCGGGCCTATCCGCAGCTCCGCGACGCCGGGCGTGGCGCTCGCGGCCGTGAGCGGTGCGGGCGTTGGGGCGGCTACAGCCTCGCGGGTAGCGATGGGTGCCGGTGAAGTCCACGGCGCAGGGAGCGCTCGCGCTGAAGGGTCGCGCGTGGCCACCACTGCTGCCGTCGTTCACGGCGCCGGCGTAGCGACTGCCAGCACAAAGCGCACCGCCTCATCTGCGGCGGTAGTCACTGGTGCCGGTCTCGCGCGGATCGAAGGCGCCAGGGTTGCTGCTGGCGCCGCGGCTGTGCACGGCGCCGGGCAAGCGCAGGCCACGAGCTCACGTATCGCTGTCCAGGCAAGCGCCCAGGTTCACGGCGCAGGACTCTGCGCTGCCGAAGGGACCGGGCTGCTGTTGCTGGCGGGGCCATCGACAGGGATAGCTGAAGCCTACAAAAACGAACACGAAGCGCTGCCGGGCGTGATCTATCGCAGCGAATACTTGCCGATCAAAGGCGGCGGCATCGTAAGGATGATGCGCCTGTACGTCGGGCCCGCAGGCTCTACGGCCACGCAGGTGCAGATCGGGCTGTTCGCGCACGGCAACGGAGCCCTGCTGGGCGTAGGGACATACCTGGGCACCCCTTCGGGCGGCGGCTGGGTGACGGTAACCGGTCTCGAACTGCGGATTGGGGAAGGCGCAGGCAAATTTCAGTCGCTCGCGTTTCTGGTCCCTGCCGGTGAAGGGGTCCTGAAGATCAAGACGACTGGCGGCACAAACAGCGAACGGTCGGTCGCTTCGACCTACACCACGATCGAAAAGGTTCCCTGGGAATCCATCGAATGGGGCGAACTGCCTCTGCAGGCGTACGGGGTGCGCGGCACGCTCACCGCCAGCACGTCGGGTGCGGGGAAGGCGACCGCGACCGTTGGAAGGATCGCGTCGGCCTCGTCTGTTGCCCACGGCACCGGTAGATCGACCGCGTCGGGGTCGCGTGTCGCTACAGCATCCGTGGTGGCTCACGGGGCGGGTGGGGCGTCGGCAGCCGGCAATGCCGTGTTGGCGTCACACGAAGCTCACGCCAGCGGCGCCGGATCCGCGTCCACCGTAGGCAGCAGCAAACGCTCGTCGAATGTCGCCGAAAGCCACACGGCGGGTCTCTGCCAGGCTACGGCCGGCCGTCGAGCTACAGCCACCGGGAGCGGCCACGGAGCGGGCTCTGCGACCGCGTCGGGACGGATGGTGCCGTCAGCCACCGCCGTCGTGCATGGTGCAGGCGTCGTCAACGCCAGCGCCACCAAGAGGGCCAGCATTGCGGTTCGTACCTCGGGTGCCGGGATGGCGCTCGCGACCATAGCGACGATTCGTAGGACATCGACCGCGATAGGCCATGGTGCGGGCGCGGTGTCGGCAACTGCCAACAAAGCGTTCCAGCCGAGCCCTGGTCTACCGGGGTTCTCGTCGCCATCCCAACGCTCAGGCAAGAGCGGCCCATCTCAAGTGCTCGGTTGCTCGAATCCCTCCCAGCGCACGGGCGAGTAGAGGTGCTCCATGCCGGATTTTCAGATCGTGCAAGGCGACACCGAGCCTGTCTTCGGGGAACAGCTCAGCTACTCCAACGGCGAACCCGTCAAGCTCGAAGGTGCCACCGTCGAATTCATCCTACGCTCCCTGACCGCCAGGGAACCCGCGCCGCTCACGGGCAAAGTCAACATCGTCGAAGCGGCCGCCGGCAAGCTGAACTACGCCCCCTCCGCAGCGGACACGGCGACGCCCGGCAACTACATGGTCAACTGGCGCGTCAAATTCGCCGGCGGAGAAGTCCAGAGCTTCCCAACCACCGGTTATCTGTGGCTCGAGATCCAGCCCAACCTGTTCGCCGCGAGCGCCGCGCAGCTCGTCGGTCTCGGCGAACTGAAGGAGAAGCTGTTCATCGACCCGGACAACCACAAGCACGACGACTGGCTGCTCGGCGAAATCGAAGCCGTACGGCCCTTGATCGAAGAAGTCGTCGGGCCGATCCTGCCGCAGATCTACGACGAACGCTTCGACGGCGGCAGCAACATCATCAGCCTCCTGCACCCACCCACCTACGGCTGGGGAACCAACCCGCTCCTGAACATCCTCGGCGTCTCGGAGTTCCGCGGCCCGATCGAGTATCCCCTCTCGCTCGTCCCTAACCCCGTGTTCGGCTCGATCTACAGCGTCGAAGTCAACCCGCAGCTCGGCGAGCTGACCAGACGCACCGCGGGCGGCGGCGTGATCGAGTTCATGCCCGGCCGCAACGCCGTGCACGTCGTCTACGAAGCCGGCCAGTCGACCGTGCCGCCCAACGTGCGCCGCGGAGCCGTGGAGACGATCCGCTGGTGGTATGAGACCACCCAAGCCGTCGGCCGCGGCGCACTGACCCGGGCCGATGACGAAGGCGGCAAACCCATGGTCGGACTCCCCCACTCCGTCCGCGAGATGCTCCAGCCATCCCGCAGACACCCGTCCATAGCATGACCACGCTGATCGGGCCGCTCGTCTCGACTTGGGATGTCGAGCAGGCCGTCATCAAGACGATCAAGGTTTGGCTGAACGTCTACCTCGCGGAAGTCGAGGAACAGCGTGGCCTTCAGCGCGGCAGCATCGGACGTCCCCCGACCCCCGAGAGCATCCACGGCGGCACCGAGGAAGCCATCGCCTGGAAACAGGACGAACTGCCCGCCGTGATCGTCGTCGTCGTCCCCAACGGCGAGCCGGAGGTCAGCGCGTCCGTCGGCTACGTCCAGGCGTACGAGGTGACCGTCTACTGCATCGGAATGGGCGATGAGGGCGTCCAGCAGACCCAGCCCGAAGACTCAGCACGCCAGCAGGTCGCCCACTTCGGCGCCGCCGTGATGGCGCTGCTGCAGCACGGCGAGCTACAGCAGGAGCTCCCACAGCTTCAGTGGGTCCGGATGACGAGCGCCCCGAAGCCCGAGGTCCCCGAAACGGAAAAGCGCCGGGAGCAGGCATGCGTGACGATCTTCTCGATCTGGGTCGCGCCGATCATCGAGCAGCAGGCCGGGCCGACCGGTCTGACACCCGCCGAATCGCCCGGCTACACAGGCGTCGAAGAACCATTCGAGCCCGCGCCGACCGCCAAAGACGGCGAGGTCACCGTCATCGGCGAGCCGACCGGCACACCGCTGTAGAGCAAGCAACGCAACCCCCGCCCAACAGGAGGCAACACCATGCCCTTCGGCATCAAAGTGGTCGCCACGGAGACCGCTCAATCGGCGGGGACATCCATCTCCACCGGCACGGGCTTCCCGCTCGGCCTGACCGACTCCGGCCCGTTCACCACCACGCTCATCAAGAGCCTCTCGGCATACGTCGCCACGTTCGGCGAACGCACAGCGACCAGCGCTGTGATGTACGACGAGATCCAGGCGTTCTTCGCGCTCGGCGGCGCGCAGGTGTACGTCACCCGGATCGGCAAAGAATCTGCGGCGACCGCAGCCTCCAAAGAACTCGCCACTGCTGGCGCGGCGAAAACGCTGATCGTCAAAGCCAAGTACCGCGGCACGCTCGGCAACAAGCTCAAGATCGAAGCGAACGCCACCGAACTCGTCATCCAGAACGAAGCCGGCGAAGTCCTCGAAACGATCAAAGGCACCAAAGCCTCGGAATTCCTCGGCATCAACTCGCCCTACATCGTCGTGGAAGAAGGCAGCGAATACGCGACGGGCAAAGGCGAAGCTCTGAAAGTCGTTGCGGCGGCTGCGCTCACGGGCGGCGTCAACCCCGCGACGGAAATCCTGGAAGCCGCAGTGAAAGAAGCTCTCGAACGTATCCTCAAGACCTACGGTCCTGGCCAGGTGTGGATACCCGCCACCGAAAAAGAACCCGTCAAAAAAGGCATCCACGTGTTGATGGGCGAACACTGCCAGGCGTCGAAAAACAACCGCTTCGCGATCTGCGACCTCGCGGACTCGTCGAACCCGGCGACGTTGATCACCGCCAAAGAAGCCTACGCGGCCGGCATCGCCGGGTACATGATCTTTCACTCCAGCTCATGCATAGTGCCGGGGCTCACTCCCTCGACCACGAGGAAAATCGCCGGGTCTGGCGTCATCGCCGCGCTGTGTGCACAGGTCGCCACGACGGGCAACGACAACCAGGCGCCGATCGGGCCAGGCTGGTCACCACCCGGGCAGCCCGCAGGCGGCATCAGCAACTTCGTGCAGAGCTTCACGAACACGTTCACGCTCGCGCAGATGACCGAACTCTCCGAAGCCGGCATCAACTCCTGGTATGTGACACCCGCAGGCATCCCGTGCCTGTACGGGTTCGTCACCGCGCTGACCTATGCCACAGACCGCATCTTCTGGCAGGCGTCCGCGAGCCGCGAGCGCATGCACCTCATCGCACAGTCAGAAGAACTGCTCGAAAAGTATTTCGGGCGGACGATCGACGGGCGCGGCATCCTGCTGTCAAAGCTCCAGGGCGAACTCCAGGGCGTCATCGCCGAACACTGGAAAGAGAACGCCCTCTTCGGCGAATCGGCAGCGACCGCCGGCGTGGCAAATGTGGGTGAACCGATCAACACGCCGGCCACTGAGCAGGCGGGCGAACTCAACGCGGAACTCAAAGTCCGGATCTCGCCGTACGCCAACTCGATCAGCGAGTTCATAGTGTCCGTCCCAATAACTGAATCTGTGGGAGCGTAGTCATGCGGATATACCGAAGTGACCAGGTCTCGATCCACGTATCGATCGCCGGACTTTCGCTCGACGCCGAATCGTGGGATATGGTGGAGGGCGGCGACATCGCAGCCGAGGAAGTGATCGTGTTCCCCGGCGCTATGCAGGAACAGATCGCGCTGGGTGGCATCTCCAAGCGCTCGCCGATCACCGTGGAACGGCTGTGGTCAGAAGCAATGGTCACGGCATACAAGGCGATGGAGCGCTCCGTGGTCATCGCGGCAGCCGTCACCGCGAGCTACACGCTGCTCGGCCCCGAACAGGCATCCACCGGCAACGTCTTCACATACACGGGCGTCGCGGCGGGCGTCATGCGCCCGAACTACAAATCGGGTGCCTCCGAGGAGGTCAGACTGCAACTGAAAATTAGCCCGAATGGGCCAATCAGCTAGCTGAGGAGGAACGGATGAACGCACCCGTCACGACCGAGCTTCCGCGTCCCGCGGAGTCGCTGCAGGAGCAGTTGCGTCGCCAGCGCGCCGAACAGCAGGGCGACCGTCTCGAGCGGCTCGCGATACCCGGCTATGACGGGCGGCTCGTCGGCATCTACCACCTCGTCGACTACAAGACGCAGCGGCGTATCGCGGCACGCAACGCGAGGGTGCGCGGCAAAGACAAGGAGGACACCGAAGCGACACAGGAGCTTCTGAACGCCGCCGACACTCTCTTGGCGTCCTGTGAGCGTGTCGAGATCCGGGTCGGCCCCGATGCCGACGAGCAGGCCACGGCCGAAGCCGCACAGTTCAACGCGGAGGCGCACAAGCTCGATGTCGCGTTCGCGGAATACCTCGGGCTGCACACGCCAGGCGACGGGGCGCAGATCACGAACCGTGAAGCCGTGTTCCTCATCATCCCCCAGCAGGCGCAGGTGGTGGTCCACGCCGGGCTGCTGATGGGCAAGCAGGGCATCGTCGACGGCGACATTGACGAGGAGCAGTTGGGGGAATCCGAGGCAGCCAGCTAGTCCGGCTGGCTGCGAACTGCGCCCTGCTCGGCGTCCAGGTCGACTTCCGGCGTCTGTTCGGCGGCGTCCTCACCGAAGCATGCGCGGCCTGTCGCGGCGTGGGCAGCTCGAGGCGCCGCTGGTGGTCGCATCCCAGCGAGTGCCGCGAGTGCGAGGGCTCCGGGATGCTCGAGCTGAGCGTCGGCGCTGACCCGGCCTACCTGACGATCCTGCGGGCGGTGTACGACATGGCGAACGAGACCGCAGCGGAGATCGCCGACCGAAGCTGACGTTTCACGTGAAACGAGGACCCGAGATGCGCAACTCGACCGTCACGGTCCGTGGCACGGGCGGAATCGACACGAGGGACTTCCGACAGGTCGCACGGTCGCTGTACAAGGCTCGCGGGAAGATGGGCAAGGATCTACGCAAGCGGCTGCGCAACGCCGGCGAGATCATGGCCGTGGAGGCCCGCTCGATCGCCTCAGAGCACAGCGAAACGATACCGCCCACCGCCAAGGTCCGTGTAGCCGGTGCCACCGTCGCCGTAGTTGCGGGCGGCAAAGGCGTCGCTATCGCGGGCCTTTTTGAGTTGGGGAACACGGGCGCCAGCAAAGCAGCCACAGCGTCACGCGGCGGGCACTTCCGCCACCCCGTCTTCGGCGACCGTACACAGTGGGTCAGCCAGGAAATGCACCGCTACATGGCACCCGCCTATGACGCCACCCGCGGCCGGGTGCACCTGGAGATCCTCAAGACCGTGCACGAGACGACCGACATCATCGTCAAAGACAAGGGCGTCTGATGGGTGGCTCAGCGGAGACACGCATCGTCCGGTGGCTGTTGACGGGCGACAGCAAGAGCGCGAACAAAGCGATGGAGGACGTCGAAAAGTCCTCCGACAAAACAGGCGACAGCCTCGATGAGACCGGCAAGAAGTCCGGCCTGCTGTCAAAGGCGTTCGGTGGCCTGAAGAACATGATCGGCTACGGCGTCGGCGCGCTCGGCCTGGGCACTGTGGCGTTCGGTTTGAAGGACGTCATCTCGGGCGGCAAACAGTGGCAGGAACAGCAGGCCCAGCTCCAGAACGCGCTGAAGAACACCGGACAGGCCGGCAAGCAGCAGATGGACGTGCTCAACAAAAGCGTCGAGCGCTCAGCGACGCATGGCGGCTTTTCACCGATCGAAGAAGCCCGCGGCCTGACACAGCTCATCCAGGTCACGGGCAAAGCGAGCACGGCCGTCAAGCTCAATGCGGCGGCTGTCAACCTTGCCCGCGGTGCCCACTTGGAATACAGCGCGGCCCTGAAAATCGTCGCTCGCGCCCAGGCCGGCACAGCCGGCAGAGCGCAGCAGTACCTCGGGATCATCCAGCCCGTCAAGACCTACGTCGACAAGCTCACCGAAGCGCAGAAGAAGCAGAACCCCGAACTGCTCAAGCACGCCGAACTGCTCGACAAACAGGCCACGGCACTGCAGATCAACGAAGTCATCGCCAAGAAATACGGCAACGCGACCGCCGCCTACAGCAAGACGGCATCGGGCGCGATGAGCAACTTCAAAAACACGCTGGACCTCTTGGAGGAGGACCTCGGCCGCAAGCTGCTGCCCGCGATCACGAAGGTCGGGATCTTCCTGGCGAGCATGGCCCAGGGAGTGATGAACCACTCCAAGCAGATCGGCGCCGTGTTCAAGACGGCGTTCGGTGTCGTCGCGAGCGTCATACGCGTCGCGTGGCCAGCCCTAGCGGCCTTCGCCGCGGTGTTCCTAGCCGTGCGTGCGGCGACGATCGCCGCTGCCGCCGGGGAGGCCATCTTCGCCGCGGGCTCACAGGTGCTCATGGTGATGCAGCTCGCGGCCTCGATCTCCAGCTGGTCAGACGCCTGGGCATTGCTAAACATGGTCATGGACGCCAACCCCGTCGGCATAGTGATCGTTGCCGTCGCCGCATTGATCGCTATACTCGCTGAGGCCTACGTGCACATACGGCTGTTCCGCGAAATCGTGCAGACAGGCTTCGCGGTGATCAAGCTGGTCGTCGGGACCGTCGTCGGCTTCATCATCAAACACTGGAAACTGCTGCTCGCCACCCTCTCGCTGCCCGCGTTCGTGATCGTCGAGATCATCAAAAACTTCACGAAGATCAAGAAGGGCGTCGAAACGGTCTTCGGCGGTATCGCCTCGTTCGTCGGCGGCGTGTTCCACGCCATTGTGGGCAGCGTAGAAACGGGGATTAATCTCGTCATCAAGGCGATCAACAAGGTCATCGAAGGCTACAACTACGTTCAGAAGCACCTGCCCTTCGGGCTCGGCGCCGGACACGTCAACACCATTGGTGAACTCGGCAAGAGCAGCAGCACGCCAGCGGCGCCCGCACCCTACGGGGTCGCCGCGCCCACGCACGCGGGCGGCAAAGACCTGCACATTCACCTGCACCTCGGTGCCAGGGAGGTCACAGAAACCCTGATCTCTGACCCGTGGAGCCAACGTCATCTCGCGGAATCGGTCGCGCTGCACACGCTGCAAAGGCAGGCACGCGCCTGACGGGAGGCCGCAATGCTCAACCTCACGTCCCGCGAAGTGCGCTTCAAAGGGCTCTTGACGAACGGCAAGGCCGTCGAACGCTACGAATTCGCGGTCCTCGCTAACAGCGAATCGCTCCAGCCGACAGAAGGCTACGCGATCTACGCCCGCGTGAAGCGGCCCCAGCGCAAGTCGCTGACGATCCTCGAAGGCTACGAACCGATGACGCTACAGGTGCCGATCCTGTTCGACACCTCAACCGTCGCGGACAGCAAAGCCGTCGAGACCGACATCCAGATCCTCGAATGGATGGCCGGCCGCGGCGTCAAGTTCAAAACGCAGAAGGAAGGCGGCGTCGGCACACCCGGCGAAGGCAACAGCCCGCTGATCCAGGTCGAATCGTTCGACAGTCGCGGCGAAACGCCGCTCGTGCCCTTGCAGTTCCAGACCAAATCGCTGTACTGGGTCATCACCGGCATCGAATGGAACAAAACGCTCGGCTCAGGCGTGATGCGCGACGAGAACGGCTACCGCGTCCGCCAGGCCGCAGTCGTCACCCTCACCGAGTACGTGGCGCCCGCGTTCGATGACGGCCTGAACTCGGCTGCCGACCGTGCGAAGGCCCGCGAAGCCGTCGGCAGCCAGATCAACATCGTGACGGTGCCAGTTGACGGCAAGTGGCGCACCCTCTCGGACATCGGCGCTCATTACTGCCATGACAACAAAGTCTCCCGGGAACTCGCTCAAGCCAACACCGGTAACCGTGCGATCGGCAGTAACGTCCTGAAGGTCCTCAAGGCGGGCACAAAGGTCAAGGTGCCCCGCACGCTAATCAGGCCGATATGAGCGAAGAACAGCGCCCGTCAGCGACACGCATCCCGCGCTTCCTCGCGACACGCATCATCTCCGAGGCGGAACGCTTCAAGAAAGGCACACCAGAACACGAGGAACTCGCCCAGGCGATCACCGAGGTGGAACTAGAGACCCAGATCGAGGGTGCCTCCTACATCAAAGTGTACGTCGTGGACCCCTACTGGGTTCTCACCCTCAGCGGATTCGTTGACACCAACGAAGAAGGCATCCTCGATCCGATCGAAGTGGAATTCCCCGAAAAGTCCGGATGGCTGTGGACGTTCTGCGCCGTCGAAGTGAAGACAAACTTCTCAGAACCCACGCTGATCCTGACGTTCGAGGACAAGATCATCGCGGAGCTACGCGAACAGCCGGGGCCATTGAGCGTCGCGCCGGGCACCACCACCCGCGCACAGTTCATCAAGCAGATGGTCGACCAGGTGGGTATCGACGGCAAGGTGCCGCGCATCACGTTCATCTGCCCGGCGTTGAACGTGATCCAGGAAACCGCGACGGCGACCGAAGGCGAACTGACCGACGAAGCCCAGGCGCAGGTGCTCCAGAAGGAAAACAAGTCGCGCGGTGTAGGCGCCGGAGCGCAGATCACGATCAAGGGCCAGAAGCCCACAGCCCAACAGCGCGCGCTCATCAACGAGGCCATGGGCACCGCGAACAGCAAACAGAGCCCCGTGCTCGCGACCGAAGCGTTGATCGCGGCTTGCATCACCGAGAACGACTTCTCGACCAGCGGCGCGGGCCTATTGCAGTTCGAAGAAAGCACAGCCTCCAGTCTCGGCATCAAGAAAGGCGACGTCGAATCGGAAGTGGACGCGTTCCTGTCGAAGTCCTACAGCAAGGGCACCCTGGAAGTGGGGACGGGCGGCGCGATCGAATACGCACAGAAACACCCGAGCGCCCCGGCCTACGAAGTCGCACAGGCCACCCAGGGCTCAGGTGCCGGAGAACCCTCCAAAGGCGCAGCCAACTACGGCCCCAACGTCAAGGAGGCACAGGCGATCGTCGCAGCCTACGGCGGCGTGACGCTCGGCAAGAAGTCCACCGGCGAATCAGATGTCTCTCAGCTCAAACGGGGCAGCACCGAAAACCCTGATGAAGACTCCTGGGAAGCGATCACCCGTCTCGCCCAGCAGGTCACCTGGTTCGCGTTTACCAACGGCAACAACCTGTACTACATGGACGGCCCCGACCTACGCGCCCAGAAGCCCTCGCTCTACGTCGAAGTGCCCGCGAACAAGGTGATCCACGACGACGCCCAAGGACACAAGGTCGAGGAAACTGGCGTCATCAACATCCCGTTCACGGGCAACTTCGACAACACCGCCTTCGAATACCGCCAAGCACACAAGGTCAAAGGCCGCGTGCAGCGCAAGTCGAGGATCAGCAAACCCTCCACCCCGTCGGAGATCAAGCTGGAGCTGACCTGTCCGCCCTACGCCTACCGTGCCGGCGAGGTCTTCTTCTTCCAGAACTCCGGGCCATTCGACGGCCCGTGGATCGTGACCGACGCCACCCGCAACATCCTCAAAGACACCTTCACGACATTCACGCTCGAGCCGCCCGTCGCACCACTCCCAGAGCCGCAAGCCTCAAGCACGGGCGCGTCGACCGAAGCAGCGACGAACTCCGGCAGCTCAAGCTCTGTCGCTGAAGCCGCGAAAAAGGCGCTGGCGGAAAAGGGCAAGTACGTTTATTCGGAGGCGAGCAACCGCGAAAACGGCGGGACGCTGTTCGGGCCGTCGCCGCGCACGATGGACTGCTCGGCGTTTGCCACGCTGTGCTACAAGGCGGCCGGGAAGCCTGACCCGTCGGGGCTGGGCTACAAACCGATCGGCGACACGGGCACGATGATCGCCAAGTGCAAGAAGGTCGGCATCCCCGAACCCGGGGACCTCTGCTTCTTCGGCGAAAGCGAATCCGCCACGACACACGTCACGGTGTACGTCGGCAACGGGAACGCGATCAGCATGGGCAAGCAGGGCGACCCCGAGGAAGGTCCAGCTCCGACGACCGGGCCATCGGGCTTTCTGGGCTACTACCGGCCGAGCTGATGCCCAACCCCGCGAAGCTCCTAGCGCTGCCAGGCACGACCATTGACGAGCGTCCGCTAGTTCCCGGCTATGTGAGCACGGCCCGGGCCGCGCCGGCGGCGTTCGGCGACCCGGTGTGGGTGATTCTGCCCGAACACTCCACGGAAGCGCCCGTCGCGTGCTCGTGGAGCGCTGAATACGGCACGAGCCTGCCGGCACAGGGCGCCCGCGTCGTTGTCGGCTTCCCGGGCGGCGAAGCAGACGTTCCCGTTGTGCTGTGGTGGGAAGGCGTCTGGAGTGACTCGGACTCGGGCTGGATCGAACCGGCGCTCCTCAACTCCTGGGCCAACCAGGCCGGCCGACTCACGGTCGCCTACCGCAAGAAGGCCAATGAAGTGCGTCTACGCGGCTCACTGTGGGGCGGCGCGAGCGGATCTTCTCCCTTCACGCTTCCCAACGGGTTCCGGCCAACCGGTACGACCTTTGACTCGAGCGGCGGCTACACGACCCAGGCCTCGGCAACGGCTATCACGGTCAGTGCCGCCGGTGTCGTCACGGTCTACTTCGCCTCGGGCGCGACACAGGCATCGATCGACGGTGTGACGTTCACGACCGACTGAGGAGGGACGGCGAATGGGCGAACCCGTACACCTCGCCTCGCCGATGAGCTTCAACAGCCGGGGCGTGGCCGCGACCGTTGAGCAGGGCAGCGCCGAAGAGATCAGCCAGTGCGTGCTGAACATCGTGCTGTGCGAACCCGGCTTCCGTGCAGACCTGACGACGTTCGGCGTGCCACAGCCACTCTTCCAGACGCTCCCGCTCGACCTCGCGCCGTTCCAGCTCGCCATCGAACGCTGGGAGCCCCGCGCTGAACTGACGATCGCCGAACTCGAAGAACTAGCCCCGGCGAACAGGAAGATCGTGGTGGACGTCCAGTGAGCGAAGCGTTCGTAGAAGCCCAGGTGACGACGTCCCCGGAAACGCTCGCCGACGAAGCGCTCGCCAAGCTCAAAGAAGAACTCGAAGCGCGCGGCGTCGTCGGCTGGGAAGCCAACGACGGTGATCTTGAGATCATCCTGATCGGCGTCCTGTCGCTGATGGCGTCCAACGCCGCGACGATCGCCGCAGTCGTGCCGCCCGCGATCTTCCGCAAGTTCGGGACCGAACTCCTGAAAGTGGCCTACCGCGAAGGCGCAGCGGCCACGGTCACGACCACCTGGACGCTGCTGGAAGAAGGCGGCAAATACGCCAAACACACGATCCCGGCCGGCACGGCGCTTCGCATCGGCGAACTCGCGTTCTACGTCGCCAACGAAGTCACCATCGCAGAAGGCACATCGACGGTCAAAGTGGAACTCGTCGCTGCGGAACGCGGCACGGAATTCAACGGGCTGACCGGCACCCTCCAGCTTGAAAGCCCGCTGAACTGGGTGAGCGAAGTCACGATCGTCGGCGAATCCGCAGGCGGCGTCAACCAGGAATCAGACGAAGAATACATGAACCGCCTCGCGTCCCTGCTGGCGCTCCAGGCACCCCGGCCGATCACGGCCAGCAACTACTCCGAATTCGTGCTGGACATCCCGTCGAGCATTCTGCCCGCTGGCGTAGAGGTGGGCCGCGCCACCGCGATCGACGGGTACAACCCGGAAAGCAACGCCTTCCAGGGCACCCCGAAAAAAGCCGGCGGCGGCAAAGGCGAACTCACCGAAGTCACATCCTTCACGGGGATCACCCCAGAAAAAACGTCGGGCACGCAGACGCACCCCGGCACAATCATCCAAGGTGTGGACATCCCGGCTGGCACGACCGTGGTGTCCGTCAACGAAGGCGCGAAAACGCTCAAACTCTCCGCGGAACCCACCGCAGAACCCGGCAAAGAGAGCCTGACGGCCGTCGGCTCCTACGAAAACCAGCGCACGGTCACCGTCTTCGTCACGAACACCGAAGGCAAAACGCTCAGCAGCGAAGCACGCACGGCCATCAAAAGCTACCTCGAACAATACCGTGAGCTGAACTTCGTCATCTTCGTAGAATCCGCCTCGTACGACCCGATCTATGTGACGACGCAAGTCCATATTCTGTCCGGCTACACCGCCTCATCCGTCGAAGCGAACGTCAAAGCCGCGATCGTCTCCTACCTCTCCGCATTGAAATGGGGAAACCCCGAAGCCGCCACCACCGGCGGCAACTCCTGGTTGAACGCAACCCAGGGCTATGGTGTGGTGCGCTACAACCAGCTCATCGGCCTGATTGAGCGAGTGCCCGGCGTCGCCTACGTCTTCTCGGGTTCCACGGGTCTGAAAACCGGGACGGCTGCCACGCCGTCCGGGACCGTGGACATCACGCTGCTCGGCCCCGCGCCGCTGCCTGAAACCCTGAACAGCTACGTGGTGGTGAGCTCGGCGTGACCGTGTCGTTCGCCACCCGCGCGAAGACGAACATGGCGCCCTGGGACACGGGGCCAGTCGTCGCCGGCAAGACGGACCTCGACCGCTACCTCAACGCGCTCGGCGTGATGTTCCAAGCCGTCCTGGAACTCGCCGAAGAAGAAGGCTCCGACGGCGAAGCCGGCTACGTCGCCGCGTGGGGCAAGCTGATGAGCCCCGCCCTGTGCCCCTTCAAGTACCTCGGCTATCTCGGGATGTACGTGGGGGTGAGCATCCCGGCCGGTGCGACCGAAGCTGAAGCGCGAGCGATCGTCGAAGAACACGCCGGGTTCTCGCGCGGCACCCGAGAAGCGCTCAACCAGGCCATCGAACGGGTCATCGGAACCAAAGTCTTCACGATCCGGGAACGCACCGGGCCGTTGGGCGAAGCCAACGCCTACTATTTCATTCTAATCGTCGGGACCGGGAAGGCCACGCAGGCGCTCTACAACGCGATCAACGAAGTGATCCCCGCAGGCATCTGGTACACGATCACCGAAGCCACCGACGCATGGCTCAGCGGTACCAAAGCGTGGGACGAAATCTCGGCCGGACGCAAATGGACAGAACTGACCGAAGGGACGTTCTAAATGTCAACGCGCGATAATGCATGTTATTGCTACCGGATTCGTGCCCTATACCACACGGGCGAAGAAGGTGTCGGCTGATGGCCTTCACCATCGATGAGGCCAGACGCATGTTCGACCTGCCGCCCTGGGCGCCAACGCGCGAGGCACTGCTCTTTCGGTTCTTCGCGGGCTACGGGCTAGTCGTCGCCAGCACTGTCGGCGGCAGCCTCCACTTCATCTATATGGCGGGCGATCCGCCGCAAAGCGTCCGAGATGCCTGCGAGCGAGAAAAGGAAGACCTCGTCGCGCTGCTCGCGCGTGAGAGCGTCCCACCAGTGCGTGGTGTCGCCCGCAGCGTAGAACAGCGAGCCTGGCGAGCTTGCTACCGGGGCGCCAAGCGCCTCCATGACTTCCTGCTCAAGCGGACCCACGAACCGGACGCTACACGAGATCACGAAACGGGGGGATGACCCATAGCCGAAAACCTCACCGCAGCCCCGTTCGCGATGCCCTATCCGTCCAGCACAGGAGAAGCGAAAAAGGGAGCCGCCGACATCCAGGAACTCGCCGAACGCGTCACGGCCTACCTCAAAGAACGCCTGACGCTCGTCTCAGAACACGGCTCAAGCTTCACCGCCGCCTCCGGAGAACTCATCAAGTGCACCGCAGCGATCACCATCACACTCCCCGCCGCATCAGTAAACGCCGTAGTCGAAGTGTTGAGCAACGGACATGAAGTCAAAGTAGGTGGAGGCGCCGGACTCATCTACGGAGACTTCATCGAAGGCATCACACCAATCACCTTCGTCGGCTACCAGCATGCTCGGTTCGTCTCCGACGGCACCAACTGGTTTATGACCGCGGGCACCCCGACGGCCTCGGTGTCATTGGAGCGGGGTGCGAGCCAGAGTTTCCTGTCGTGGGCGCTGATCAGTGCGGCGGGTGCCATAGAAGCCCAATCCGGTGATTTCTCATCCGTCGAACTGAAAGAAACCGCAGTTTACAAAGTGAACTGGAAAACGGCGAAGACCAGCGCAAAATATGCTGTGGCCGCGTCGGCGCTCAGCGTCGCCAACCGGGTTACTACGGTTAGGACGCTTGAAACAGGCGCGTTCACCGTCGTCACCGTGAACCCCGAAAACTCCGTCCAGAACGCCACTCAGTTCATGGTGGTCGTGATGGCCTTGTCTTAGTAGAAGGTTTCGCAGCGCGGCGGGTCGACCGCGTTTGTGCCCATGCCCATGACCGATGGTGCACCGCTGCGTAGCTCTGGTAGTCCCAACAGGTTGCCGTACTCGTGGACCATGTCGCTGCAGAGTTCGACGAACCACGTATCCTCGACGGCTTCCGAGGGCCAGCGTGTCGAGTTGAAGGTGATTGTGCAGTTGGTGAAGGTGCTGGCAGGCGCGGCCTTGCTGTTGGCACCATCGGGAGATACCCACGACGACCACGATTCAGCGTGGCTCGCGTGGCCGTAGAGTGCGAGCCAGCCTGCTTCAAGTTCGGGCGTTTCGGGGGCGTGGGTGATGGTGATTGCGCCGCCGCACGGCGTCGTGCCCCAATAGCCGGCGGCGATGTGCTCGGCCACTGCTATCGGGTTCTCCCGGGCCACTTGGGCGCCGAGCGCTGCCGAAGGCATGATGGCCAGGATGCCAAGGACGAGGATCAACGCGCGCATCAGCGGTGTCGCCGATGGCTCGCGGGCCAGCCGCCCAGCCGCACGCAGCCACCGCCGTTGAGTTCAAGGAAGCGCCAGTCGCGGTGAGCGAACGCGCGATCAGACCATGTGAACGTGTAGCCCTGCGCGCCGAAGGCCGCAGTCGCGCCGACGCTGCCGTTGTGGCCCTGGAGCGTGACCGAGTTTTCTTCCTGCCCTTCGATATAGCCGCCCCGCGCGTATCGGTCCGCCTGGCCGGCGAAGTTCCCTTCCAGCGATGGCGCGAGCGTGAGGTCGTTGCAGCGTGAGACGAGCGTGAAGCCCTGCTGCGCGAGCACCGGCCCCCACAGTTGCGGGTCGTAGACGGCCACCTTGACCGTGAGCGTGCCGGCCTGGTCGTTATAGGCGACATTGACCGTGTGCAGGCCCTCTGTCGCGAGCTTGCAGCGGTAGCCTTCCGGCCCTTCGGCATGGCCGCGAGATTCTTCGCTGGTTTCCTGGGGGTTGCACGGGGGTGGCTGGGGGCCGATCGTGGGTTCTTCCACGGGCGGTTCGAATGTGACGCTGCCGTAGTGGATTGTGGCCAGTGCGGCCGTGGGTGAGGCAAGCAGCGCAAGGGCGGCTATGAGAAGCGTGAGGCGTTTCATCTGGGAGTCCTTTCCGTTCGATCAATAGGAGGCATCCGTGTCACCCGCAGACCTCAAGCGTGCGCGCAGGCTGTGCACCCTCGGCGGGTTCTCGGTGAGTCGGCGTGGGATCTACCAGGAGCCGGTCCCGAGGGCCGCGGTGGAGTGCTTCCTCGACGCGTTCGGCTTGCGGAGTAGCATGGTGCCGGTGCCCCAGTTGAACGAGCATGCCCAGCAGCTCTACGAGGATCTCCGCTTTCTCGCCGAGGATGGCGTGACGAGCATCGGCATGCCGATCGCAGAGGTCTACAACACGCTGCTGCGCCAGGCGAAGACGCAGTTCCCGACGGACCGCGTCGTGAACACTCTTGAGCCCGTGGACGACACGATGCACCCGCGGGTCTTGCGCGCCCTCGTCGGCCAGCTTCGGCTCGTGCTCGGCAACGCCTGAGCCTCTCGCGGTTGCACGCGGGCCGTTAGTTGCGTGTGCAACGGGGCGTGTGGCGACGGTTGTCGCGGTAGTAGTCTTGCTGGGCATCGAAGCTCCGAACTTCGGTGTCTGCCCCCGGTGACGCTGTGGCGCTGCCGGGGGCGCTGTGAGGTCGGATCGTAGCTGAAAGTCCAGAGCTTGAGATCCGACGGTTTTCCTGCACCAACTCGTCTCCGTGCGGGCGCCGACGGTTATGTCAACGAGGGTGCTGTTTGGCCTGCAAACACGCGCTTTCTGCAACGCGCGATAATGCATGTTTCGTACACCTACAGGCGGATGAGTCCCGCGAAGCAGTCCCCGGGCGCCCTTGGACGGGGCCTTGTGCCTAACGCCAGACGACTGCTTCGCGGGGCTCACTCAGTCCCTCTTCGTTGACCGAGGCGTTGTGAAGATGATCGTGATGCGCTCGGGCGATGACGAGAATCGAGCGTACATCTGGCCGTCCACGAGCTTCGCATCGATGATCTCGCGCAGCTCCCCCTTCCAGGGGTACATCATGCCGACGAGTTTGCTTGGATCACTCGGGTCATAAGTCTCGGCCAGACGACGGGTTGCATCTTCGATCTCCCGACGCAGATCGTCGTGCGTCGATTGAGCGACGCGGTAGCGAGGCGTGCGTTCGCGCATAGCTCGAGTGAGCTGTCCTCCTGCGACCAACTCGGCGAGCTTGCGGTGGACGATG